GTGTTCATCCTAGCGCACCCCCTCGCGGAGTTGCTTTTCGGGTAGGCCCTCGTTCTCCCCTATATCTCTATATATACTATATATATAAATATATATTTAGAGTAGATACCAAGGAGAGACACCCCCCGACAACTCAATAAGTGCAGTCCGGCTGAGATTGCTCTGAACCATAACTCGATTCTCAATAACCGCGTTCTTGAGGTTTTCGCCCGGAAAACATTAAGGAGACTTTCACATGTTCCCGGCCCGAAAACCTTAAGAACCCGCATCTCAAGGTCTTGACATACAACCCGGACCCGGCTAGGCTGGGCCTACAACCTGCTAAGGAGGCAGCATGTACGACGACAAATTGCGGGCCATCTTCCCGCCCAACACTGAGGTTCCCATGATCCTGCGCCACGTCTCCCGCTCGGGGATGCTGCGGGCAATCTCGATCCTAGACCCCGCCGACATGCGGGACGTGTCCTGGATGGTGGCCGATGCTCTCGGCCTGAAGATGCACCCGGCCGGCGGTGTCAAGGTGCACGGGTGCGGGATGGATATGGGTTTCCATCTGGCCTACACCCTGGCCCGCCATCTGTACGGGGGCGAGCAGGGCTACACCTGCAACGGTAGCCGTGGATACGGCCCGGCACCTGAATACGCCAACACCCCGGATGCCCCCCGCTGCCTGAGCAACGACCACGCCAACGGCGCGGGCTACGTGGCAGGAACCCGCCACAGTGATCCCGGCTATGCGCTGGGTAGGCGGTGGCTGTGACCGTCTATGACCCGGTAGCCGCGTGCGATATCGCTGATCGGTTGGGGGTGACGCGATCCACTGTGAGCAACTGGCAGACGCGATACACCGATTTCCCCCGGCCCGTTTTTACGGTGGCGCACGGAACCCGCATATGGGATTGGGCCGATGTGGTGGCGTGGGCGCAACCGCGAATGATGAACAGTATTGGCGTGTTTGGATCACCATTTGACACCGAACGCAGAACGTACGACATCCCATCGTCTGCCCGGCAGGTGCTGAATGAGGTTGTGGCCGAATTGTGGCGCACGGCTGAAAACATGCCAAACCCGCGAACGTCGGACCATGCTGCCGACATCACGCGTAGACTCGAAACACTGTGGGGGAATGGCAATGCATGATCGCAGTTACGCGGTGGAGATGACCACCCCTGACCCCCTGACCGACACGGACAAGCGCGCCGCCAACATGAGCGTGAGCGCTTTTGCGCACTGGCACAAGGCCAGCGACCGCGACCCCCTCACCCGTGAGAACTGCGGTGCCTGCGCCCTGGAGGGGTACGGCGAACACCGCGACTCTGATCACGGCAAGCTTGCCCCGAACTATGCCGGATGGGCCGCGTTGTACGTGGACCAAGGGCGACGCATTCCGGAACGCTACCGGGCCGCGTTCATTGCTGAACTGAACGAGACCGACGCGGACGGCAACCTGACTCCCTACGCACAGCATATCGCGCGGGTTGTGGGTGCCTATGGGGTGTGGCTGTGATGCGTAGCGAGCACACGCAGCGGGTCCGCTACGCGGACGGTTCTGAGGGCCTACAGGCCATGATGCCCGCCTACCCGGGCAACGGACCCCGGGAGGTTTTCGGGATGACTGAGGCCACCGCCAAGCGGCACGCCGGAGCACTGCTGAATTGCACCCGGGTGGAATACCTGGGCCTGCGCCGTGACACCGAGGGCGAGTTGTGGTCTGCATGGCGGTGCAAGGCATGACCGGGGAATTTGTGGTCGTGGCGTTCCCGGTGGTCGAATACTCGGAGACGCGAAATTACACCGCCCCCACCGTGAGCATCTCCGATTGCGAAACGCTGGAGGATGCCCAAGAGAGCGCGTTCTACGCAAACCTTACGGAAACATTCGAGGGTGACCCGAAGCGCACCTATGAAGCGATGAGCCGGGCGGAATTCAACGGCTTGGACTGGCCCGGGATCGAGTTGACCTACGATGCATGAGGTTACCGTGCGCTTGCGGATGCTGCCCAGCGGCAAAATACAGGGACGTACCGGGCGCACCGTCCGGGCGGTACTGCCCTACGACCCCCACCGCAGCCTTGCGTTGAACCTGCAAGCGGCCAGTTGGGCCACCCTGCAACGCTGGGCTTGGCGCAATAACGTACCCCTTGAGCATGTAACCCGCCTGACCCCGGACACCTACACCCACATTTACAACGTAAAGGAGGCATGATGGTGAGAGGAATTGAAATCAGCCGGAGTCAACTTGAGTCATGGGCAGGGCATGATCTGACCGATGACACACTAGAGCGATTGCGGATCGCAATTGAATACTCCAGCATTCCGGATGCGATTGCCGAAATCGTGTTCCAGATTCTCCCGCCCGAACCCGAAGAGGAGGTATAAAACCATGCGTTTGCATGTGAGCAGGGGCATTACTGAGGAAACTGTGCGCCATGCGGCACAAAAGGCCGGGGCGACGCTGGAGCACCTGAGCGAGCACGGCAGCCGCAAAGCGGCGCACGCTTTTGAGGTGCACCTGACCGGGGCCAGCAACCACAGGCCCAATAGTGGCAACTACGGCGCGGGCGACGCCTACGCGGCGACCTGGGACCAATGGGGGGTGTTCCTGAGCGCCCTGTACGCGCTGGACCCGGACATGACCTGCTGGGCCTACAAGGACGTAGGGGACTTCAACTGGCAGACCGCCTACCGGTTCGCCTACGGTAGGCCCGACGACATGCACGGGGACCACCGCTGGCAGTCCCGAGTACCCTACGAGCAGGAGTGCACCAAGTGCAGCGCCGTGCGCAGGTTTGATAGCCGATGAAGCGCAAACGTTATGACGTGCGCCTGCTGGACGCTGACGGCACGGTGCTTGCCGAAGATGTGCGTTACGGTGGCAAGAGCGCCACTGACTCCGGGGTGGCCCTGGTGCGGGCCCACGCGAGGGCACAGGGCCAGCACTATGAACGCGAGTTCAGCGCCCCTTACGACTGGTACGGGTGCCGTACCGGTGAACATGTCCGGGTCGAAATAGTAGAGGAGGGCTGAACACTGTACGCGACACAGGAGCAGGCTGAGCGCGCACTGGATACGGTGTGCCGGGCCATCACCCGAGACGGGGCATCGGAGCCCAGCGTGCTTGGGGGTACCGGACCTACGTATGGCGTGGTGGCAGGTCGGTGGGGTTCTTGACGGACCACACCACAACATGGTCCAATCGGGTGGGCGCTGAAAGCGTCTCCCGAGACACGTTCTACAAGAGAATGAGGAGGCAATACAGGTGAGGAACAACAGCAAGGCCCGCAGGGCACAGCGCAAGGCGGCAGCCGACGAGCGGCTGCGCAACAGCAAACCATGTGTGTGCGGCAGCGTGCACATCGGCGGCCACAAGGGCGGTGCACGGTGAGCAATACGTGCCAAGTGTGGGTGTACCGGCGCGACAACCCCTGGGCCAAGGACCCGCGTTGCGGCAAGAAGTCCAAGGATGTGCCGGACAACCCGGAGGGGCTGTGCGGCATCCACCTACGGCAGCGCAACGAGGAGGCCCGCAAGGAGAAGGCCCTGATCGATGAGTTCGCGGCCTATGGGGTGGACGTGTACCCCCAATACTGGAACGGCAAGTACGACCTGACGAGCGTGACGGTGAGAACTGACGTGCTGCGCCGCCTGGTGCAGAAAGGAGAGCAGAAGTGAGCAACGAACGTAAGTGGGACCGGCCCGAATACACGCCCCGGCAGGTGCGTGCGATTGCCAGCGGAAGGCTGGACCCGCGCAAGCTGAACGCCCAGCTACAGGCTGCGGGCAAAGGGGTGTGGTACTGAATGGCCGTTGCAAGCCGAAATATCACGGTGACCCTGAAACTGGATGAGGTTGAAGCCCGAGCCGTGCTGCGGGCGCTGCGCTGGTACGGTGGTCCCTCCGGCCCGGATGTGGGACCGCACAAGCAGGCGAAGGATGTACGAGAGACGTTGGAAGGAGTGCTGGAATAATGCAAATGCAGGTACAGGCAAAAGACGCGAGGAAAGACGACGTGATCGACTTCGGCGGCCAGCCGTTCACGGTCGCTGAGACCGACCTGCACCCCTACCAGCACCTCTGCCGTGGACTGCTGTACCTACGCGGAAGCATCCATGGGCTGGGCTACACCTCATCGATCACCATCGACGTGGACACCCCCCTGAACGTTCAGCGCCCCGACCCTGACGCCGAGCTGATCGAGGTCATGGCGAAGGCGATTGATAGGCGGGGATGGGATGAGAGTGCGGAGGTCTTCAACGAGATGGACGCCGCCCGTGCCGCCCTCGCTGCCGCCAGAGAGGCGGGCCTGCTGTGAGCAAGCTGGAACTGATCCCGACGCGGACCAAGGCGCTGCCCCGCATGTGGGCCGAGACCGGGCTGAACCCGGACGGTACGTTCATGGTGGTGACCCACGATGAGCCCGGGTTCAAGGGAGCGCACCGGGACCGTGCCGCGAAGGCTTTGGGCGCCCACAAGCTGACCCGTGTGAGCGAGACCCATTACACGAACAACCGGGGCGCACCCGTGGCCCTGACCACCTGGGGGCGTGGCTGATGCAAATAGTGACCAAGGGAGGAAACGTTTACGACACAGACAAAATCTGGGTGGATGTGATGGATGATTATGGCATCAAGATCCCGGTGCTGTTGTTCCGCGACAACCGAGAGGCCACGTTTTCTCGTACTTCGTTGCGCCAAGAGGAGGTGGCGGTGATCATCGAATGAGTGGAAAGAAAGCCACTTTCGGAACGCGCTGGACGTTGAACAGATGGCGTTACATCGAACGTCTAGGGTCTAAGACAGCGCGTCGAACCCACCCGTACGGGCACGTACACATTTCGGCGCAATGGGGGCCCTCTTTGTACGCATATTGGAGCGAGGGGTGACAGTACCCAACCATGCCGTACTTGACAACCACAGGCCACCTGTGAGAGTATTGGCTTACGAGGGCAATGGGTTCTTCACGGTACTGCGCCGTGATGACTCCCGGGTGCTGGTGCACCGAAACCGATTGACGTTTGTAAAGGAGGGCAATAGGAATGGCTGAAGCGAAGTTGAGCACCCGTGCGGTGCAGAAGTGGATGGACGAGAAGACCGTGGTGCTCACTCTGAGCCCCGACGAGGCCCGAACCCTGTTGGGGGTATGCGGTCGGATCGGAGGACAGGGGGCGGACCGCAACAACATGGACGCGATTGCCTACGCGCTGGACCTGAACGGCATCGAGCAGCACTACTTCAATTTCACGGTGCCTGAGGGCCACATGAGCCCCCGCGAGAATACCGTCTACATCTACGGGAGGTTGCCCTGATGAAGGCGACGACGCAGACCCGTGAGGTGATGGTGCCCGGTACCGAAGAGGTTGTGGTTCTGGAGTTGAGCAAGGACGAAGCGCAAGCCCTGCGCGAAATGCTGGGGGCGCGCAGCATTGCTGACTCAGGTAAAAGTGATATTCTCCACAAGGTCTACCGGGCCCTCAGGGAGCACACGCATGGAGGTATCGGCTGCAAGAAGTTCCCGCTGTGGAGTGTGTACCCGGATGCTGATTGAGATCAAGCATGAGACCCTGCCGCTGCATTACGTGGCGAAGCGGGTGGGACGTGGCTGGGTGCTGGGGGACAGCCCAGCACAGGTGCTGAACGCAGACCCTGCAAAGGCCGTACCGGCCAAAATCCTGAACGCCTACCGCGAGGTCGGCACGGGCCGGAGGCTGTGGTAATGTGCCGTGGAGCATACTGTGCTGGGTACTACCGTGGGCTGCGGCTTACGCCTGGGCGCTATGGAGGGTGAAGAGGCCCTAACTCTCCGCACGCTGGCTACCAAGTTGGCCCGCAAGAGGGTGCATCGTAGGGATGAAGACTTGGAGCAGGAAGCGTGGGTGGCGGGATGGAGGGTCAGAGGCCACCCGGAGGGGTATGTGGTGCGGAGCATCCAAAACCGGATCACCGACTACCTCTGGGGGGCTCGTCTGGGTCACTCCCGACCCAACCACAAGACGGTGACCAATACGTTGCCTCTCGTGGAACTGGACAAAGACGAGCCCCGTGTCCTAACTTACACTGATACCTACCCTTCCGTGGAACTGGGGTGGGTACCTGAACTGCCGCAACTCGACCGTGCCATTGTGAATGGGCTGGCGTCGGGGCTGACCATTGCGGAGGTAGCTCGTAGCCACGGACTGAACCCGCGTAATGTGCAAAGACACTGGCAGCGGCACACCCGCCCTGCATTACAGAGGGCGTGGCTGGACAATGCGTGAGATTCCATTTACCATAGCAGTGATCTTGACCATTACGGCAGCATTGACGAAAAGCTGGCCGACACCTGGTTGCCTTGGTTTTCTGGGCAGCCTTCTACTTGATTGAGAGGTTGATACGTGAGCAAACTGAGGACTTTGCGGGACACACAGAAGGCGCTGAAGAAGACCTTCGAGCAACAGAAGGCGCAGGAGTGGACGGAGATAACAGCGGAGATTGAAGCCCGCATCACCCACGAAATCAACCGCCTGTACCGCAACGGGTTGAAAATGTCTCAGATTATGCGCGAGTACGGAACCAGTGACTACCGCACGGTGCGCAGCCGTGTGCTGGACCACGTTGTGGTGCCTGTTGCCGATGCTTCCGGCTTGGTGTGGCACAACGTGAAGGACACCCTGTGGGAAGTCACGGACGGCACACACAAAGCCCGCGTGGTGATCCTGGAAGATGAGGGCGAGGCCGTGATGATGGACCACTTCGGGAATCCGGAGTTCGGTGCGCAGGTGAATGAGGGAGCGGGGTACGCCTTGTGGCTGGCGCGTGGAAACTGAACGGCCTGTGCAGTACCCACCCGGAGCGCTATACCCTGTGGTGGCCCACCTACGACACACCGCCCGATGAGATCCAGAGGGCCAAGGAGATTTGTGAACAGTGCCCTGTGCGGGCCCGATGCAAGGAAGAAGGCAAGGGCAAGCGCGTGATTGGCGTATGGGGTGGCGTACTGATGGGCCTGGACCCGGGGGACTTCATTGCTGACCCCGACTGAGGAACAGGCGTGGGCCATAAATAGGATGGCCTGCGAGGAAACCCGGGCTGCCCTGAACGCCAGCGTGCTGGGAACTGGAAAGACGCTCATGGCGGTGGAACTCGCCAAAACCTTGGGTGCAAAAACGGTACTTATCACTGCCCCACTGGGCACCCATAAAGGATGGAAAGCCACACTGGAGCGCCAGAAGTTCCCCCACCCGGTGAAATTCATCAACAGCACCAATGAAGAATTCATCAATTTGAAGGCTGGTGTTCCCGGTGCCTACTTGGTGGGGCGGGAGTTCTTCTACCTGTCCGCCACCAACAGCAAGCTTCGTGATGACGGAACCCGGGCTCGCACAGCACGGTGGTCATGGTCCAAAATACCCCATATCGACTTGCATATTGTGGATGAGAGCCATTCGGCTCAGAACCAATTCGGAAAAATGTTCTCCACGCTGCGCAAGATGCACAATGTGGGGTACAAGCTGGCAATGTCCGGCACACCGCAGGGCAGCAAGTTCGAGGGCATCTGGGCCACCACGAAGTGGTTGTGGCCTGATTTGGTGGACGGTTCCAAGGTACGCTGGGCTGCGCAGTGGTGCGAGCAGAAGCAGGTGGTGGTCGGATACGACAAGGATGCCGGTGAACTCAAGCGGGTGACTCAGGTTGTGGGGGAGAAGAGACCGGGAGCCTACCTCGCCAGCCTGCCGTGCGTGGTGCGGCTGGAACTGGAAACCAAGCCCTATGAGTTGTACGAGGCCCGGGTGGACTTGTGCCCTGTGCAGAGGCAGATGTGGGACGAGATGGCCGCACATAGCATCGCGTGGTTGGCTGAACGCCCCACCGTGGCGAAACTGCCGCTGGAACAGCGCATCCGGCTACGCCAGATGGCGCTGGGCGAGGTCAGCTTCGATGACGAGGGGGCAGTAGCCTTCGCGCCGGATTGCCGCAGCACCAAAATAGATGCGGCCCTCAAAATCCAAGCGCGCCACCCCGGAGAGCCGATCCTGTTCCTGACCGATTCCGAGAGGTTCGCCCGCATCGCTGCGCCGAGGCTGGGAGCGGAACTCTTTACGGGGCGTGTGCCGAAGCGGGTGCGCAACGAACTGGTGGACCGGTTCGGGGTGGACGTGCCTTACCTGGTGGCGACCTATCAAGCCATCGCGGAGGGCACGGATGGGTTGCAGGCACACTGCCATATCGAGGTGCTGTTCAACATCGCGGACAGCCCCGTGCTGAATGAGCAGGTTTCTGGTAGGCTCAACCGTACCGGACAGCGGGCCGACAAGATCGTTCGTTACACGTTGGTGGCCCGCAATACCGCCGATGACGACCACTTCGACCGGGCCGTAGCCAACATGGATGCCCGCCGATCCGAGGTTGACAAGTTGCATGTGGACCTGTAGGCTGCCTACAGGCTTAGAGGAAGGAGCAGTAAATGCTGTACGTTGAGACCAAGAGCGGTGCTGCCTACGAGGTAGATGCTGAGACCATGCACATCCGACGTGAGGGCCCTGTGGCTGAGACGGATGCGGACAAGCCTGATGGAGAGTGGCTGCCGGTGACGGACTTCGTGGGTCCCCTTGTTGGTCATAGCATGGTGTTCATGTTCCCAGACGGTCGGGTCCGCACAACCACCAACGTGACCAAGGTGGTGGCGAAGTGATCGACTTGGCCGACATCAGGCCCGGAGGCAAGGTATCGGTCACTCTGGCCGATGGGACGAAGGTTATTGACAGCCCGGTGATTGAGGGGCGTAGCGGTGACTATGAAGGAACCATCCGGATCATCAACGGGTTCTTCATCCTGCGCAATGGGAGGAATTGGCCGGGAGGTACCGCTATTGTTAGCATCGACGCCTACACGCCCCCGAAGCCCGAGTGGGATCGGCCCGAGGTATTTGCAGTGACGGACGTAGACGGGTTTGTATGGACTCGAACCAAGCGCGACGGAATGTGGCGAGCACGCGGAAACTCTGTCGGTGCCATAGTGGTGGAGCGCGACTACGGACCTTGTACCGTACTGGCGGTGTACGCCGGATGATCTCCTCAGAGAACACCACGCTCGAAAACTTCATCGCGGCGCAGTATTTCCGTGCGACCACCCGAGTGCCCTACTGGCTCTACATGCAGGGGCACCACGGCAAGGGCTCGAACCGATGGCACAAGCCCTCCAAGCCGTTCCGCCGTTCGGCGGCAGTGCGCAAGGTCTACCGTGGGGACGTGTGGTGGCTGGACGCACAGTAGCTAACTTGACCCCTGACGATGCGGGGCGGCGTGTCCTGGTGAACAGTGCTGTGGTGGGCGTTCTTGAGTCCACCCCGCACCCCGCCGTGTACTCGCATTGGCTGCTCAAGGAGACCCACAGAAATAGCGGTTGGTCGTTCCAAGTGCTGTATCTCGATGACGTTGTGGAGGAGGTTCTGTGAATTTTCCTGGATTGCCGGAAGGCTATTTCTGGCGTGTGAAGAAGACGTGGGGCCTCGCAGGAAATGTTACTGTTCAATTGAGGAAATCATTTGGACCATTCTCCTATTGCATTTCCGACGCAATAGTGGAGCCCCGAGACGTAGTTTTGGGGGCGACAAATGCCAAACAGAAGTGGGACAATTCCAAACGCATCCCAGAGGTGTTGGGGGACTACCGATGAGCAACAAGTACGAGATTTTGGGTGAGCGTAACTACAGTCTCAAGGTTGTGAAGGTGCGGCAACTTGTTGAGTTGCCCGGGCTGGACAACCTGCGCGGTGTCCCCGTGGATGGCTACATGGCGCTGGTATCGAAGGATACCCCGCTTGGTGGGCTCATGGTGATGTTCCCGGCAGAGTGCCAGATCGCACCCGAGTTCGCGGCTATGAACAACCTGTACCGGGACGTGACGTTGAACGACGGCGATGCCGTGGGCTACTTGGAGAAGTCTGCCCGTATCCGGGCCATCAAGCTGCGCGGGCATGTATCAAGCGCGCTGCTGCTGCCCGCGTGGGAGCCAGACATGGCCGAGGGCCTTGAGTTCGATACGATCAACGGTAAGACGCTCTCGTGGAAGTACGTCCCGCCCATCCGGCGCGGGGCCAACCCGGCACAGGGGGCTGCTCAGCGTAAGGTGTGGAAGCGCGTGGACGCGAAGTACCTTCCCGAACACCCAGACACGGCTCAGTACCTGCGTGAGCAGGACAGCATCTCCGACGATGCCTGGTTCGTGGTGTCACAGAAGCTGCATGGCACCTCCGTCAGGTTTGGGCGGACTGTGGTGAAGCGCCAACTCAAGTGGTACGAACGGCTGTTGGTCAAACTCGGTGTGCCGGTGAGCGACCACGAGTACGACCTGATCGCAGGATCTCGGAAGGTCATCAAAGACCCCAAGAGCACCACGCAGAATCATTGGTACTCAACTGATCTGTGGACCAGTGAAGCGCTCAAGTACGCCGACCTGATCCCGAGCAACGTCGTGGTCTACGGCGAGTTGATCGGGTGGGTTCCGGGCACAAGCACCCCCATACAGAAGAACTACACCTACCAGGTTCCAGTGGGCGAGTGCCAACTGTGGGTCTATCGCGTGAGCATCGTGACTGAGGACGCCAAGCAGTACGACCTTGGGGACGCCGCCATGCGCGAGTTCTGCGGGGCCCGTGGCCTGAACGTGGTTCCGAAACTCTGGGAGGGGTACAAGCAAGGATTCGAGGTTGAGCGTTGGCTGGACCAACGATTTGCCGACATGGTTTCGGAGCGATGGATGTGGGGCTCTCCTGTGCCGCTTGCCAAAGAAAGCCCTGTGGATGAGGGCGTGGTTGTCCGAATTGAGGGCATCCTCCCCCGATTTTTCAAAGCGAAAGGCCCCATTTTCTATGCGCATGAAACCGCGCAACTTGACGGTGGTGAGGCTGACCTTGAGACAGAGGGCAGCACTGAAGGCTGAACTGGTGCAGGCTTGGAACGACTTGACCGTGGACGAGAAGTTGGCTATGCTCAAGTCAGTGCCAAACTTGTACTGGAGGTTGGCTTGGTTCATAGCGAGGGAGGGCAACAGGTGACACTGCACTTGATGAGGGGCATCAGCGGCAGCGGGAAGACCACGTACGCTAAGGCGCTGGATGCCGTGCGGATCAGCCGTGACGACATCCGGGCTGAACTGACTGGGCGCAGTGACAAGTTTGCGGGCGACTTCAAGTTCGAGGCCAAGGTGACGCGCATTGAGCAGGAACGCGTACGCAACCTGCTGGTGCAGCGCAAGGACGTGGTTGTGGACGACACCAACCTGGTGCTCAAGCACGCCCGAACTTGGGCCAACATGGCGAACGACTACGGCCACGACTTCGAGGTGCACGACCTGAACGTGGGTGTGTCGGTGGCTGCGGCCCGCAATGCTGAGCGTGAAGACGGGGTGCCTGTAGAGGTGATCTACAAGCAGGACTCCCGAGCTTGCTGGGACGCTATTGTGGCTGACGCCACGCACCCGTTCGTGGACTGGAGCCCGGTGGAGGTTGACTACAACCTAGAGGACATCGTGACGTGCGATATTGACGGCACGCTGGCGATTTTGGCGGACGGTTTCAGCCCCTACGACCCCGCTCATTACCCGTACGATGGTCTCAACCGATCCGTGTTCGCTGCTGTGTGGGCCATGCAGGGCGCAGGGTACCCGCTCGTGTTCCTGTCGGGACGCGACGAGGGCGGGCGACAGGAGACGTACCGGTGGCTGATGGACACCCAGTTGGATGTGTCTGAACTGTTCATGCGCAAGGCCGGAGACACCCGCCGCGACGACGTGGTGAAGGTGGAGATGTTCAATGAACACATCCGGGGCAAGTACAACATCGTGATGCATTTCGATGATCGCCAACGTGTAGTCAATGCATTGCGGGCAATCGGGGTTACCGTGTTTCAGGTTGCTGAAGGAGATTTCTGAATGCGTTACGTTGGGGGAAAGGTTCGCATCTCTAAATGGATCAAGGATCAATTGGAGCCGCTTGTCCCGAAGCATCTGAAGTACTTGGAGCCCTTTATGGGTGGGGGTGCCGTTCTGTCAAAGATGGCTCCGTTGTTTCAAAAGGGTTGCATTTTTGCGGGGGACGCACATGAAGACTTAATTCTGATGTGGAAAGCTCTTCAACGTGGATGGATTCCCCCCGAACGGGTATCACGTCAAGAGTACGAAGAACTGCGAACAGCCCCGCCCTCTGCTCTTAGGGGATTTGTCGGGTTTGGGTCCAGTTTTTCAGGGAAATGGTTCGGAGGATATGTGGACCGGGCATACGATATTCATGCCGATTACATGATGCCGCCTTTTTCCGCTACTGCGCGCCGTGCTGTTTTGGCGGACGTGGAAAACTTTAGAGACGCAGAACTGCACTGTACTTCGTACTCAAATTGGAACCCTCACGAGGGAGTATTGGTCTATTGTGATCCGCCTTATGCTGGATCTTTAGGCTATTCCGGAACGGATAAGTTCAACCACGACGAGTTTTGGGAGACGATGAGAAAGTGGTCTCGTCAGGGGGCTTCCGTGTTTGTTTCGGAGTATCGGGCTCCGTCCGATTTTGTGGTATTCGCAGAGCGAAGCAGGAAGGTAATGCTGCGGGCCACCAAAGGGGAAGAGCAAGAAATTCGCACCGAAAGATTGTTCACCTTCAATGTTTAATCTCACTTCCTGGGGCATAGGTTTGCTGAAGACCCCCAGCGAGCGCGACCTGCAAACCCGTGTGGGGGCTTCGGATCTGAGCAATCAATGTACACGTTGCTTAGCGGACGCCCTGCTGGCACTCAAAAGTGACGCGATGCAGAGCGACTTCTGGCTGGCCCCACGCATCGGCACAGGCATCCACTTGTTGATCGAGCAACGAGCCCCCGAGCATGGAGCCATCGGTGAGCATCGCGTTGTACTGGGGGAACTGCCCGGGTACGGCCCGGTGAAATCCACGCTGGACCTTTACATCACTGACGAGAACATGGTGGTGGACGCCAAGAGCACCACCCGCAAGAAGCTCGCTGCCTATAAGCGAGTGCTGTTGGAGGACGACCCCTCGGAGAGCCTGATTCCGCATCGGCTGACTGTGAACACCTACCTGAACCAGCTTATGCTGTATGGCAAGGGGGCACAGGACGAGGGCTACACCGTCGAAAGTGTGGGCATCCTGTTCATCTGCCGGGATGGCGCGGCGGACAATGATGTGTGGGGGTGGCCTGTACCGTTCGACCGCCAGAGGGCCGATGCCGTGTGGGCTCGTGCCGCGAACCTGTGGGCGTGGCTGGACTTGGGGCATGACCCGGACGAGTTGAACCGGGCTCCGGGGTGTTACACCTGCACCCACTTGCGCCCGAAGGCCAGCCGTGGTAAGTTGTACCTGAACTTGGAGGAAGGAGCGTAATAAGCATGGACTTTGAGGACACGGTTGCGGCCATCGCACGAACCAAGGACCAGATTAAGGAACTGCAAGAGCACATGGAGGATCTGTACGCCACGCTGCCGCAGTCGCAGAAGGCCGGAGCTTACCCGGCAGGTCGGTACATTCTGAAGGTGCGTGACAACTACCGCTTTGATGCTGCTACGGCCATCAAAGTGCTGCCTACGATTGTGTTGCAATCCATCTTGGTGTCCAAGCCGGATTCGGCACAGGCGCGCAAGGTGCTCAGCGGGGACGACTACGCGAAGTGCCAGAAGAAGATCGGCGTGGTTCGAGAAGTGGAGGAGGTTACCGATGAGGTTTAGCGTGTACGACAACAGCGGAGACGAAATCAGTCTGAGCCGTGAGGGCAATGTGGTGCAACTCGTTGCCACGGAGGGAAACCGCTCGGTCACGTTGGTATTCGATGAGGATGGGTTCAAGCAGTTGCGCCGAGCCGTAGGGTACGTGTGGAATGAGCGTGACGGTGGCTAAGTACAGGTTGAAGCTTGACCAGGACGAGGCTGACTTCCTGTTCAGCCTGTATCAGACGTTGAACGTGGGGGGCCCCGCTGAAAAAGCCCTGAGCGACTTCGCTGACGAGTTGCTCGACAAGGGTGGCCCTAAGGTCGAGTACGAGTTCTACCTCGGGGGCCACAAGGTGGAGCGGTTCGAACTGAACTGGGCTCCCGCTGAGAAAGCAAAGCAACGATGATCACGACCGCCGCCGAACTCGGGCGCACCGAGCCGACCGAGGATCAGGTGTTGACTATCCTTCGCACCCACGGAATCGAGTGCACTGGGTTGGGTGAAGTCACCTGCGTCGGGTGTCGTAGCGCTGGGTGGATGACGTGGGGTGAATACAGGCTCCATCTCGCCCGCGCCGTCCTCGCCCTGCTGCCCCAGCGGGTAGCGCCGAGCGTGGATGCCATCTTCCAGATGCTCGAAGCGCATCAGGACGCGGGCTCTGATCGGTGTGCCTGCGGGTACCGAGCGATGGACATCAGTGGGCATCGCGCGAGGTGGCTGTCCACCCTCTACGCCTCGCAGCCGACCGTGGCCGAGGTCAAGGCCACCGAGAAGAAGAGGGTCCTCGAAGCTATCCAGAAGCTCCCCACTACCCGCACCAAAGCGTGGGACAAGGGTTGGGATTCGGTCTCGCTCGCGGACGTGATCGCAGTTATCTTCACCGACCGGCAGGAGGCTGATCATGGCTGAGTGGTTTGATCCCGTGCTCCTTGCGAAGATCATCGTCGGATTCGTCGTACTCGCTGCCGTGGTGGTGATCCTTCATGGCTGAGTGGACGACCGAGGATGTGCGGGAGGTTGTCATCCAATGGGGGGATGACCGTGGGACGGGCGCAATAGCGGAGGCCCTGCTCGACAGGTGGATGGACGCTCACGACGCCGAGGTGCGGGCGCAGGCGGTGTTGGACGCGGCGGACGCTCTTGGCGAGACCTTTGCGCAAGCGAGCGAAAGCCGACCCCGAGGAATCCTCCAGACGGTTGATTGGCTCCGCGCCCGCGCTGAGCGTGGGGAGGCGTGATTGCTTTGGAGGTGATGTGTGTACCACCCGTTCACGCCTGCGGCAATGAGGACGCAGGGCACTACTGCGCTCGCAAGTACGGACACTTGGGGCAGCACACCTGTACGTGTTACCGTACCTGGGGGATTGACCGCGTTCTGGAGCGGGCCCGTATTCTGTACCGCATTTGGGCCACTGTTCCGTATACTGAGGCTCCTGAAATACCCAGCCCCAAACTAGTGGACGCTGCGGTGTTGGCTCACGGGAGTCCATGGTGGAGGATGGCTGAAGAGATGGAGAAGTATGACAACGCTACTCGCTGAACCGGGAGACTCTTGGCAGGAGCGATCCGAAGAACTATTGGCGACAATTGACCGAGTGACCGCTGCGATGGCCGACGAATACGGTCTTATGCTGCTCACCAACGACGGTGTGGGCTACCACAAGTTGCAGGCGCAGTTCAAGGAAGCGAACGACGAATTGAGCCGCATCTGGCGTGACCATCCTCCGGAGGCCGTGCTACCATGAACGTCTACCCTCAGCACGGCCCAGACCCCAAGGTGGTCGTGGAGATGTCCCCGGAGGAAGCTTATCGGTTATCGGACATTCTCTACGACTCTCCTGAGTCTAAGCAGTTTGATTGGTACTTGATTGATCGAATTGCACTGGAACTAATGGAAGGAAACAATGGCTGAAACTAGCCCAGACGAGTTCGATTTGGACTCAGTGTTGTCCAAGTATGTGGTGAAGCCGGTGGCTTCGGCCAAGCCGGAACTGCTCATGTTCTATAGCCCTCCTGGTTCGGGCAAGACTTGGCTGGCAGCATCTGCCAGCGAACTGCCCGGGGTCAAGAAGGTGCTCTACCTTGACATCGAGGGCTCCACGGTCGGCACACTGGGGTCGTTCGACCCAAAGAAAATCGACATCATCGAGGTTTACAAGCACCCTGACCCGTTTGCATTCGCCAACACGGTCCTTACCAAACTCGGTGACCCCGCTGCCAAGCACAGCTACGATGTGGTGGTGATCGACACCTTCGACACCTTGCAGGATCTGTCGATCAAGGCGTTCGACTCCAGCGACGGTTGGGAAATGTGGCGGGACGTGAAGGACTGGTCAACCGATATCGCCAAGATGCTCAAGCGCATCGCCCCTCTCGGCATCCTTGTGGTGCACGACCGGGAGGAGAAGTCCGAATCCGGTGCTGTGGTGGCGCGACTGCGGTTGGCCGGTGCTGCCAAGGACATCCTTCCGGGCATCCCGGACGTGGTGGCCTACCTTGAGCGCAAGATCGACAAGGAGGACGGCGAGGTGCATACCTACGCCTACTTCGAGAACTCGAACAAGAAAGTGACGAAGAACAGGTTCGGCTTCCCGCCCATCGTGAAGGACGTGACGCTGGTGAACCTGTGGAAGTACATCGACAAGAAGGGAGAAGGTAAGTAATGGCACGTAAGGCCGAAGTAACAGGTGAGGTTTCAACCGAGGTTGGAGGTGCCTTCAAGCCGCTCCCTGCGGGACGCTACGAGGTGACCATCTTCGGGGTGGAGGAAGGCAAGTACAAGAACGGAGCCAACAAGGGCCGTCCCAACATCAACGTCCAATACCGGATCAGCGAGGGTCAGAAGGGCACCAACCGGCGCGTCTTCCAGTTGATCCCGCTGTTCACCAACTGGGGTGGACCCGACAAGAAAGATGCGTTCAGCTTCTTCCAGTTCTTCTCTGTTGTGCAGGGCATGTCGGAGAAGGACTTCCGGATCGCAGTGAAAGAGGACGGCGCAGCCGACAACCTTCCTGACGACGACGACCTCCTGGGCATGGAGTTGACTATCACCCTCAAGGTGGAGGACGACGAATACCATTTCGAGGAAGCCAAGAAGAAGTGGGAAGCCGAAGGCAGCAAGGGTGAGCCCCCCGTACAGGCGGACTACCAGCGCAACAGCGTCCAGAGCGTAAGCCCTGCGGGCAACGGCAACATGGACAAGGACTCCGACGATGAGCCCTCCAGTGGCGGTGGCAGCACCAAGCGCTCGAAGGCTACGGTTCTTGACCTGTAGAACGTAGTGGTGTAAGGTAGTTCCTGTTGTAAGGGGCGAGCGCCACGGGCCCTTAGCCCTGACAACTTCATAGAGCAACACAGACCTGATCAGTCTGTGGAGGGTGGCTGAACATCGCGGGACTGCCAGTTCTGCGGCGAAAGGCGCAACTGGGGCTTAGCGGCCCTACCTTAGCGGGTGTAACAGTTGGCGGGCTCAAAAGGGGTACTCACTAGAGCGCACTGGCTTGGCCTTGGCGGTAAAACCCAATCCGCCCCCTCGCCCGACTCGGGCACTCCGTACAGGGGTCGTTCTAGTTCCGAGCAGCGCGGACAATGCGTGAGTCCGACGCAACAATATACGCGGTAAAGGTAGGGACCGCGCCCAAGCCCGCCTGACAGCCGGAAAGACGGCGGTTCCGGGCCTTAATAGGTTTCGACGGTTGCTAACGCCCCACGAGGGACACAACCGGAAGCGAGTTCGATTCTCGCAAGGTCCACGAGCAACTGTGAGTCGTGCTTGCGAGGTGGCACCTTCGAACTCTGACTCTCTGTGGGGTCTGGACCACACATCACCCAGACTGGCCGTAGACAGCTACTACGAGATGCTGTTAGCCACAGCAGGGTGTCCCCTAGTACCGGTGGGGCAGGCGCTTCGAGTGCGCAGCACCTACGATGGGCCCCTCTGGCGGAGGGTTTGGCGGTTCGGTTACGCCCATCTAAGCCCGGACACCCGGCCCGTCTGTGCCGCCAGCACCTGGGGCCGGGATTTTTGCCCCCTTACCACAGTGGCAGTGGACCCGACTTGTAATCGGTTTACATGTGTTCGATTCACATAGGGGGCTCGTGGATAGTGAGTTCTGCTGCATGAGGGACGACCACTGAAACGGTAAGCGATGCAGTGGTGAGAGTTGGTCTGCGTCCGGACAGCCCGCAACCTATTGCGGGGTAATAAACGGCGCGGGGTATGGGGCTCTCCGATCACAGCCCCGGTGGCGGGACGCCGCACGAGAGTACTAGTCTCTCGGCTGTGTGTTACGTTTTAGGCGTACATTGGAAGGGTTCGAGTCCTCAGCACAGCACTCACAACCGTACGAGGAGAGGAGTTCGTTTTGCAGGAGTTCTTCTCCGCGATTTACGGCGATGCGTCAGGGTGGGTTGATATTGTCAACCGGGACCAAGATACCGGAAAGATCGACTCTGAGATGTGGCGTGAATGGCCCCGTTCAGTAGCCTACCTCGCCAAGTATTGCGGGCTCCGACAAGACGAAGACACTTACTGCTCCGTGGCGCTGTTCACCGATAAGCTGCGCACCAAGGACGACACAAAGGCCATTGCCAATGCTGTGTGGGCCGATGCCGACACCTGTGACCCCCAGAACTTCCGCGCCACTCCCTCCATCATCGTCAATACCTCCCCGGGGCGTTGGCACTGCTGGTGGGTGTTGGACGCCCCTGTGCCCGCCGCAGACGCTTCCCTCACTAGTCAGAAAATCGCCTACGCTCACCGTGAGCAAGGCTGTGATCTGGGGTGGGCTGTCAGCAAGATCCTGCGGGTGCCCGGCACAACCAACACCAAGGACGGCCAGAACTTCTTGGTCACCGCAGAGTACACAGGAGTGCTCTACACCCTTGAGGAACTGAACGCCCTCTACACTGACGTAGAGGCTCAGGCCCCGGTAGCGCTGACCGATGCGATGCCTGAATTGCTGACGCTTTCAGAGCGCATCGCCTTGGAGAAGCGGGTCATCGAGAACAGCCCGTTTGAGAATCTGTATCTGACGCCCCCCGAAGCCGGAGCGGACTGGTCCCAGAAACTGTTCCGACTCCAGTTTGACCTGTTCCGGGATGGGTGTACTCCCCAAGAGGTTTTCACGCTTAGCAAGCATTCGGCCTGTAACAAGTTCGCCCGGGACAACCGACCAGACTCTGACCTCTGGAAGACCGTACAGAATGCATATCATAAGTACGAATCGGAGGAAGCACCTATTGCTGTGCGGGTAGAGGCCCGCAAAACCTACACGATTCCTGAGTTTGTGACTGATGACGAACGAAAATCTGCAACCGGAGGGTTTCCCGACACCTACACCAAGTGGGTGGCACAGCGGTCGGACGCGGCACAGACCTACAACTACAGCCTCGCCTACATGCTGCTGTCGTGCGTGTTCGGAGATCGGGGCTACATCCCGGACAAGTTCGGAATGCGTCGATTGAACCTGTGGCTACTGCTGCTGGGGGACACCACCCGCACCCGTAAGTCCACCGCCAAGTCACTGTTCCTGCGTGTACTGCACGGGTATGAGACGGCTGCTTTGAATGGCGGCAAGATCGACATCGGCTCTGATGTCACCAAGGAAGGCCTGGGCAAGGTGCTCGGAGAACGTGATGGGCTGGTGTCCCTGATGCAGACCGACGAAGTGAACGGCATGTTCCGGGAGATGTACGGCAAGAACTACCAGATCGGAACGCTGTCCTACTTCACTGACCTGTACGAGGGATTTGTGCCGGTGGTGCTTCGGGCAGCCAAGGATGCCGGGCAGACCAATCGGGCTCGGACAACGTTCAACATGCTGGGCGTGGGCATTCGGGAGCATGTGGCCCAGACCCTGACCAAAGAGGATTTTGAGTCCGGCTTTCTGGTTCGCATGTTGTGGTCGGTGGCCGACCCCGGGCCACGTCAGAAGGGTTCGGACAATTGGATCGACGCGATGGAGGCAGCCTCGGATGAGGCGGACGTGGCCCGCATCGTTTTGGACCTCAAGCGCAGAGCGAACAAGTTCGTGCCCGAGGCACCCTCTGCAATCAAGATTTCGGACTCAGCCAAGATCCGCTACAACGAGTGGGCTGAACTGGTGCGCAAGCACAGTGAGGAGTACGGAGACTCCGCATTGGAGGCCAGCATTGATCGCTTCCAGCACAGCATTCGGAAAGCAGCAGCCCTGCTTGCCATGTACGATGGTGTAGAAGTGATCGAGTTGAAGCACCTGCTCCCTGCTCTGGTGCAAGCTGAGCGTTGGTATGGGGACATGCTTCGGATGTTGAACGAGGTATCTTCCTCGGATTTCGAGCGGTTGCTGAATGAGGTGGAGGCTTTCATCTCTCAAGGCACAAATGGTGAACGACAGGACGCAGCGGTGAAGCGCAAGTTCGCTCGTCTCAAGCCACAGGAGATTGGAGATGCTTTGACATCATTGAAAGCGCAGGGACGCATTCGCAACAACGGACAGTCGATTTGGCAGGTGCTGGCGTGAAAATCCAACTGGCAATCGAAGTGTTTCGGAGGGTGTTTGTGTGGTCTACTCAATTCTCGATGGTGAAGCATCAAGAGCCGGAACTGGAGCCTGAAGAAGAGGAAGAAGTAGATGTTACTTCTATTCCATTAGGGTTTCATGGATGATTCTCAAGTACGTCACCACCTCCGACCTGACGCCGGAATACACCGCTATGCTGAAGCAGGCGGTGCGTTCGGTGTTCCCGGATGGGGTGCAACTGAGGCCTACCGCCAGTGCGCTGCGGGCCCAGATCGTGCTCAGCCCAGAAAACGATACTTACGATGACCTTGTGGCTGTGTTCACCCATTTCGCCACCCTTGTGCCGTGGCCCGGCCATGATGCGGAGACGCTGTACTTTGACATCGAAACCCATGATGCCGACTTGCGATGGAACATGCCTGTGGAAGAGTTCTTCCGACTGGGGCAGTATTCCTGGGGCATCAACGGAGAAGTGCACCTTACCACCGACCTCGAAGAGATGCGGGCTCTGATCCGCAAAGCCTACGGTGTGGTGGGGCACAACATCCACAGCTTTGACCTCAGTGTGCTGCTGGGGGACGAGGCATTGCTGCTGCCTCGGGTGTTCGACACAATGGTGCACGCAGCACTGGTGAACCCGGCACCCTACATGTTTACTACCCGAAACGGCCATACCTATTACGACGGCATGAAGCCGGAAAAAGCACTGGTGTGGCTCTCATTGGACAACCAATGTTTTGTTCTTGGAGTACCCGGAAAAATCGGTGACCTGAAAGCACTGGCAAAGAAATACGGTGGGTTCGGGAACATCCCGATTGACGACAAAGAGTTTGAGGAATATGCAATTGGTGACATTAAGCCTGCACTTCAAGGGCTTACTATGGCGCTGCTGGAAAAGCGGCCTCTGGAATCGTATGACTGGCGGGAACAGGTAAATGCGGCCATTGATGCTCAGAATACTCGCAATGGTTTTGTGGTGAACATTGAAAAGGCTAAAGCTCGTGTCCTAGAATTGCAGTCTGAAAAAGAGCGTCTGCTGGCAATGCTTGAATCCGATTACGGTTTCCCCACCAATGGAGTGCAGCCGTGGAAATCGAAGGCGGGCAAGGAAGCCATCTTCAAGATCCTTGCGGACAATGGCATCACGGCACAAACCAAGCCCGACTGGACGCGCACGGCCACGGGAAATTTGAGCCTTGGTGGCGAAGTGCTGATCGAACTCACTGAGGGTACCGCTGCCGAAGAACTGGGGCGCTCTCTTGCCACTCTGATGGGGCAACGTTCGCTTGCTCAGCTTGCATTAGACAGCGTGCAGAATGACGGCAAGGCACATCCCCAGATCACGGCCCTGCAACGTAGCGGCAGGAAGTGCGTACCAACGAGCCACCGGATTCTCACGCAACGAGGACTACTTACTGTGGACCAAGTTCTCCCGGGGGATAAAACACTAGATGTGTACAACGAGTGGACAAGTGTTACTGGGGTGCATCGTTATGATGACCAACCCACCCTTGTCTGGAGGAATTCTCGCGAATCGTATGAAGCTACTGCCGAGCATCGTTGGGTGCAAACACCGCTTGAGGATTCTCGGTGGTCAGTAGAGCCCATCGCGCAGGGGTCTCGGAGGAGACTGAAACTCACACCGGAAACTTACTTCTTTGATCTTTCTAAGCATCGTCGTTACCCGTCAGATATGTCCCGGAGTGAAAAGTTTGCTGCATTCGTAGGTTTATTGGTAACGGATGGGAGATGTGCGATACGTTCGGACAGTGGGAGCATTGCTGCGCATGTCTATCAGACCACGCATAAGTTCTACAAAGAGATGCTGTCCGTTCTGCCAAAGCACCTAATTGTGTCTGACACGTATCGAACTGAAACCGATCATCATGATGTGCGGCTTTCAGCTTCGGGGGTAGTTCGTATGTTGTCCGATAACGGATTAAGGGTTGAAGGCAATCTTCGGAAATCTTCCTCTTTGCTCCCTTGGATTTTGGGGCTAACGCAACGAGAGTGCTTAGCATTTCTTTGTTCGGTGTGGTTGGCGGATGGGGCAACTTCCGCAGACAAAGGTGTACGTATTTCTTGCAAAAATGATGTTTTAGCAGAATGCGTAATGATTGCTGCTTACCGTTGTGGGTATCGTCCTGTTCATTCTTATTATGACAATCCAAACGGGGGACGTGCGGGAGTAATTAGTCTGCGCCTGGACAGAATGGCGGTGAAAAAACTGACTCCCGTGTCTTCTCGTTCGGACGTGTGGTGTGTAACCACAAGTAGTGGAACATGGACTGCGTGGAACGACAACGGTCCTTATCTTACGGGGAACAGCACAACCAAGCCTGGCTTAACGGTCTGGTCCGCCAAGGGCGATAAGGCGGTGGAGAAGTCCTACTTCATCGCCTCCCCGGGACGTAAGCTGATCGAGTTCGACTTCAGTAACGCCGACTCTCGGGTGGTCGCTGCCTACAGCGGAGACGAAGCGTTCGCCAAACGGCTCGAACCGGGTGTGGACGGCCACGACCTGACCGGGGAGATTTTCTTCGGCTACGATGCCTATCACGCCGACCGGGAGAACTTGCGTCCTCTCGCCAAGGTTGCCAACCATGCCCTTGCCTATCGAATCGGCAAGAAGAAGCTGGCTGCGAAGATGGGCAAGACCGAGGCCGAGGCACAAGGCTACATCTTCGCCTACCAGGATGCTTACCCCGACGTGGCAGCATGGCAGGATCGTGTGACCCATGAGGGGGAGCGAGGGTACATCGTCAACCGGTGGGGGCGGCGCATGATCGTGGACCCCGACCGGTCGTTCACCCAGTCTGCGGCTCTGCTAGGCCAGTCCGGCACACGGGAGGTTCTAGTGGACGGGTTGATCCGCCTACTGGAGCGTGATCCCAAGTACATCCGGTACCTTGTTGCGCAGGTGCATGACGCGATTGTGATGGATGTGCCGGAACAAGAGGTTGACGAAGTGATCGCTGTGGTACTAGAGTGTATGGAGACAACTTGGAATGGTATCGAGTTCCCGATGGAGCACGGTACCCCTGCAAACGACTGGCAGGCTTGCAGTCACGGTTAGAAGGAGGAGTGTATGTCTTGGCAGAAGTGGGTTGCGATTGGGTTCATCGTCCTTTCGGTGTTGACCATGCTCACCAAGGTGGGCTCGACACAGAGGGTGACTGGCGGTGCAGCCGCACTGAGCGTTGCCCTGTGGTCCGGCGTGGTCTACTGCATCGTGGTTGGTTGACGTGGCTGAATGGACGACCGAGGACGTGCGGTGGATGGATCTTCTTCGCAAGGTCGGGTTGGGGCTCGGCCTCCACGAACCCTTGCGCACGACGATGATCGAGGAAGCGCTCCCGCACGTCCGAGCCGACCTTACCGCCCATGACGCCGAGGTACGGGCGCAGGCGCTGAGGGATGCGGCAGACATGGCCGACAGTGAAGGGCATCTATGGTCGGGAGCACCGGCACATCGGTTCTTTGCTCTCGCCGACGAATACCGTGCCCGTGCTGAGCATGGGGAGGCGTGATGACCGAACAAACCTACTTCCGTCCCGGAGTGGGGCTCGCTGTTAAGAAGGGGCTTGGGCTCGGTGCCTATTGGGAAGGGCGTCTTGAGTTCAGCGCAGGCGAACTCCGCGCCCTAGCCGACATCGTGGAAGCGTCGAACTACCGCGACATGGCGGCTCTGGAGTTGCGCGCGTTGTGCGATCTGGTCAATGAACTGAACGGGCAGTGATGGCTAGCGACGAACAGGTGATGTTCAATGAGGTGGAGTGCGTGTTGCGGCTCTGGAAGCAGGGCTTCTACGATGACACCACTGCCATCGAAGTGGTGGAGGCCATGTACCTCGAACTCCGAGGCCCCAACGCACTAATGGATGAGCCGGAGGAACCCGACTGTGACTGAGACGATGTTTGCAGTGTTGCTTCTTGTGGCTGCGACTGTATTCGCCCTGTGCGCTGCTTTCGTGCCGTTTCTGCCTGCTCAGACCGTCTTTGGGGCGTGGGCTTGCGTTTGCTTGGTGATGGGAATTTGGTATCTGTGGGGGTCATGGAAGGAGAGGAAGAATGTTCGATAACACTGACGGTCTTAGCATTGACGACGTGGAGTACGGCTTTGATGGTGGGTACTACGGCATCTACGACGGGATCATTGCCTGGAAGATGAAGGACGGTACGATCCGCAACCGCTGGACTGACGTGCCCGGCTGCGAATTCCGCGCTGAGGCTACGCAGAAACTGATCGATGAGGGGGTGCTACGATGACCATGCCCGCACCGAGCCGACCCGAGGAGCAGATCAACGAGATAGCCCGTGTGCTGAAAGCCGCTTGGGACAAAGCCGAGCCGGAACATGGGGTCACTCTGTACCCAGCGTCCTACATGGCTACTTTCGCGGATATGGCCCGAGCCGTCCTCGCTCTGCTGCCCCAGCGGGTAGCGCCGAATCGAGACGATCTGATCAAGGGGATCGATCAGGTCGTGGGTACCCGCCGATCCACGATTCAGCGGGGCGAAGGGCACCTACTGACCACGGTCCTGACTGATGACCTGGCTGATGCTGTTGACGCTCTCTACGCCAACGCCCCGACCGTGGCCGAGGTCAAGGCCGATGGATGGGATGAGGGTGCGGAATTCATGGACGCGGACACCTTCTGGCATGACGGCGGGCGGGAGTCTAACCCGTACCGAAAGGAGGAGGGCAAGTGAAGCCCCCCAATCACGGATGTCGGGTATGTGTCACAGACCTCGAAGAGTTCCCGTATAAAGGGTACTTGGCTTATTGTCCGACCGCACGCCAAGAAGGGGTGCAGGGGCTTTTCCTAATTGAGTCTGCTATCACCCCTACAATCCCGCTTGCAATCTGGACAACTGACCGCATCACACTTACTGACGAGGCGTACAATGGAAGTTCACCTCTAAACACGGAAGGTTCGCGTTGAACGTCACGTATTTCTCCACCAAGACCTGTATGCCATGCAAAACCCTGTACCCCCAGGTGGAACAGATTTGCACCACCAAGGGTGTTCCATTGAAGCATGTGGACATTGAGGAGAACCTGAACCTAGCGCCCCAGTGGTTGACCTCTGTGCCGACAATGGTGGTTCGCCACAGTGACGGTTATGAGCAGGTGCTGGCGGGCCCCTTCGCCACTGCTGTCGGCCTTCGGAAGGCACTGCGCCGGGATGAGTGATGAACTGCTCTGCCCGCTGTGCGGTAACTACCGTGACACCCCGATGCACGACTGGGGTTGTCCCGCTGGGCAGTACTGGCAACAGGACGAAACCCTGTACCCTGAACTCTGGGAGGATGAGGACTATGACGACGACTACCCATACACAGTTTGACATGTACCCCTGTGATCGGGGATACAGCGATGGTAAAGGCCGAGGACTTCACCATTTTGTTGCTGCGCAATACGGCCCTGCTGTTTGCACCTATTGCGGCAAAGTTGTAGCATCGGGAGGATATGTAGAAGCCCCCCTCCCGGTTCCCTGCCCTTGGGGTCCATATACCCCCTACCGACCCTACAAGTTGGAGGAGATCACTGTGGGTGATCCCCCTTGGCCGAACGCTACTTGGACGTGCTCTGTGCACAAGATGGGCTTCCCCGCATGACCATTGGCTACGGTACGTTCGTACCTCGTAAGGGGGCACACCGGCATATCTACGGCCCAGTGAAGCGCACAACTGTGTTCACTTTCCAGGCTCCGTTGTGTGGTACGGTAAAGTGGTCGCTGCAACGCCTGAACTGTTGGGATTCCTTTTATCTTGACTACGAAACGAAGCAGGAGGCGGCACAGACGGCCACCTGCCCCAAGTGCTTGAGGAAGGCCCAACAGTGCTGACCACCCTACTGGCTATCGACCCCGCAGCCGCCCGCCCTGTGTCCAGCACCGGGTGGGCCTTCTGCACATACTCCGACACTGAAGCTTTCGCTGTCGTGCAGTCTGGAGTGGTGAACGGAGGCTTCACTGGGTTCCGGGATGACCCCAACATCCACCGCCTCTTGAACGCTGCAAACACGGTTGTATGCGAGAAGTACGTTCCCTATAAGGCCGCTGACCCCAGCCCCATGATGATCGAGGGCATAGTCAGCTTCGTTCGTCCCGATACGGTTTTTCAGCCCGCCACAGGAAAGAACAACTTGGCTCCAGACGTTCTCCTTAAGGCGCTTGGCTTGTGGTCAACGTCGGGACACCACAGAGACGAGTTGGAAGCCCGCCGACACGCCTTAGTGTATTTGCTGAAACAGGAGCACCTGCCCACTCTCGAATTGGTGCGGAAGGCGTACTCTACTACTGGACCTGCCGAGCGGCGAGCCACAAAGTAGAGAAGTCACCTCGAAGGCTGGAGCCGGACGTTCCGATGTACACCATTAGAGAGAACTGATCCCCTGTGGTGCAGAACTCCTCTGTGTAGGCGGAACAACTGACGTAGCCACTTGTTGTAACGTCGAATCGGGTCAACGACGTTCCTGTGCCGGGGGTGCCTCCGCCCTTTTCGATAGCCATCATTCGACGTGTCGTGGATTCGGTTGCGAAAGTGACAGCCCCCGAAAAACACCACAGACCCGTACTCGGGATTGTGATGATGCCGGTGGTGTTGTCGATAATTCCGCTCGTACTTCCGGTGACGGGAGTCAATGTGTTCAGTCGCGTCCAGGTGGACGATGAAATCCCTGTCATTTGGGTGTTACGAGTAGACTTAGCAAATGGGAGTGCAGCCGGAGGGGTATAGGTGAAGGTAACCTGCCTCCATGCAGTCCACGCCGTCAAATCGTAATCGCGCACAAATACGCGAGGGATGCTCTCAAGTGTGGTGTATTCTTGTGTTTTGTAACTGGCATTATAGGAAGTTACTTTCAAGAATCCCGGAACCAAGTCTGGGTAATTCAGCCCTGAACTGGGTGTGTCGCTCTGGAAGAAGTTACCGGACGAAGTGAACGTGTCCAAATCAGTCACAAGATCGATTGCACCCGTGATGGAGGATGCTGCACTGATATTGGTTCGAGATTGCGCTTGCTGTGCATCAGTCAGCGTCTGTGCTGAATAGAGCAGTGCTGCGGGGTTTGCCCCGATGGCTGTCCACGTAGATCCGTTGGTTGTAACCTCCAACTGCTGCCCTGAAGACGCATCAGCCCTCCAGGCGAACAACGGTGCGCTGGTTGTGGGCGGATATTCGGCTACCAGTGCAGCACGACCTGAGACATTTGCGATGGGGTGGATCACAGCATTGTCGTCAAAGAAGGAATCCACACTTACTTGCATGTTCCCGAGAAGGGTATGCAGCGGAGCAATGTTCGTAGCAGCGTCGGGGTAGTAAAACCCGTGCGAAGTATTTGGCACTTTACATTCCTACCTTGGAGATAGTGAGTCCGGTTCCTTGGAATTGAATGGTTGCATTAGAGGATAGCCCGGCTGTTGCTGCATAATAGCCCCGGCGTGTGCGGAATGTATACAGAGCACCCGGATGCAGGAATGACCACACATGTGCTTGGCCCGTACTCGCGATGGTGACCTGGCCGTCATTGGTGACTCCCCACTCTACAATGATCCCATCACCTCGCGTTGGATTCTTCACAGGGTCCCCGTCTTCGTCCAGAACCTCTACACCAATGAATCCGGAGGACAGAGAACTGTTTTCGGCCAGCACGGAAATGAACCCGCTAGCTTGCACCGAAACCTTCCCTGTTGAAGGAATATGGATTTGTAGTTCCGTGTCTGCTGCTGGGTCGTACGGGAGCCATGTGAGGGGAATATCCTCAGTAAATGCGGTGAACGTAATTGTTGTGAAGTCGCTGGGGGCTGTTTCTCCCGACACTGTTTGATCCGCCAAGAATTGAACCTGGGTGTTCAACGATGATTGCATGGTTGCGAGCGCAGTCTGAGTGGTCGCAATCGTTTCCTGTGCGGACTGAATCAGTGCTTGAGTCTGGGCAATAGTGCTCTGGGCCGACAGAATTGCGTCTACGCGGTTATTGCTGCTGGTGATTAGGGCAGACAATTTCTTGTCGTTTGCCTCCAACGCTCGAAGTCGCTTTTCGACATCTCGACCCCACAATGCACTTTGCGGAGGAAGATTGGCTTTGACCATTTATGCCGTCCTTGTTGGTAATGTAGCAAATACCCCACAGGTTTGACCTGCCCAAAGGGTATTGAAGTCGGTAATTGTCTTTCCGGACCAAGCAGTGTTGAACTCAGAGACCAGTGTATCAGCCGTACCACTCAGGGAGTACCCTGTAGGGGACATGGTTACAGAAGAGATACGGAAGATGGCTCCTTCGCCCGTATGACGTGACCCCAGCAAGTCAGAGAACGCATTGTTTTGGATTGCTTCTGCTGAGACAGAATGGGTGGGCCCAGCAAATGCTTGGGCGGCACGGACACCAACAGTCCAAAGTCGCTCTGTCGTGTCTACGAAAGGGTTCTCCACTGTTGTAGCATTCTCTTCCTTGCTCACTGTGCCCTCCACTCCGGTCACGAACGTTTGTGTGGTCTTCACATACCGGACACCGTACCCAGTAATGTGCAGAGAGTTATAGAATGCATTTTCGTCTACCGCTGTTGCAGCAATAGAATACGGAGCGAGTGTGGTTCCTCCGCTCGTATTCGGAAGACTTTCTACGTCGGGCGCAGTTATAGTAACGTGAAGAACTGAAGGATCATCCGAAATTTCTACCCGGATGCTTCCCCCCTGATCCACCCATTGAGCAGCGACAATCGGAAGTCCATCATTTCCTGCAACACAATAAGCACCTGTATCTGTGCGTTCTTCTGGTCCAACGAGATCCATCGGCACAGGCTGATTAACAGCGGATAGCCACCCGTTGCATTTGATGTCGTACTGAACTACTTCTCCTGCATCTACGGTAAGGATTTGAGGGTCGTCCACAGAAAATGGAGCGAACTCCAAATACCCCGAACTCGGAATGGTGTATTCATACATATTCGCACTTACACTTTGCGCAGAAGTCTGGTCGTTCACGCTGTAAGTTCGAGACGAGAATTTGGGGCTTGCAGGTTGTGTTCGAATGGTGCGAAATTTGATTACGTCTGGAGTTCCACTGTCCACGTAATATTCGTAGTCGTAGACCGTGCAAAAATGCTTGAGGTAGTCGAGTATTACCCCGCGCCATCCCGGGAACACCACTGTACCAGTGGTCGGGAGACCGGAACTGGACATCCCCGCAAGAGATAGAACTTGGTCCATTGCGTCCGTCAATGACAGTCCGTACGACGGGTAAATTGTGGCCTCAATATTGAGTCGTTGCAGCATAGTCTCCGCTGTGAATTCTACAGCGTTCTTGCTCCCCCAAGAGACCTGACTAATGCGTCCTGCGGCGGAACCGAATTGCGTATCTGTGAGAACGAATTGACGGTTTCGATTGACCTGGGGATATGTGAGTGGGCCTGTGGTGAACTTGATTGATCCCGTGCCGCCGTCAAGATCAGCCGGGTTCAAGGAAGGCACAGCGGCTTCAGCGCTGTATTGGGTGATGTTTGAGCCGATACCAGCAATGTCGGTCTTTACAGCCATGCTCCCACCTCTTGGAAGTTAGCACTCACAGCTTGGCGGTCTAGTCCTCCGGCTGAGTACCCCGTGATCTGTGGGTCGTCTTTGAGCATAAGGCCGGTGAACCCTTCACCCTTGATGAAACTTCCGGTAGGGGCGGTTGTTCCGAAACTCATGTGCAGTCCGTATGCGGTGAGAGTTCCCGTCCCATCCACGCTGACCACAATCCATCCACCCGTGGACGGAGCCGTATACGTGAAATTGGTCAGGGTCGAAGTGGTCACGGCCAACGGCGTAATGGCTGTACCATTGATGCGCAGTGCAGCAGTTCCGGTCACTGATCCGTGAAAGCCTACATATGCTGTGGTGCTTGGGGGGACAGGAAATCGCCACGATACCGAACTAGCGCCTGAAACTGCGTACTGTGCTCCGTATGTGGGGTAGTTATAGGTGTTCGCAGGAGTAGTCACCTGTGTCGGTGTCGTAGTACCGTACAGTGGTGGAGCGTCGTCTGTAGCCAAGTACGGCACAGCCAACCACTGGGGGAACACGTTTACGTTCTCGGCAAAGGGGTCGCTGTAGTAGAACGGGCCTGGGCCGTAAGTCCCCTCGAAGTAGGTTGTAAGTTGCCGCACCTCCGCACCTGTCATTGTGGGCCAGGTAAGGTTGTGTTGGCGAGAGCCACTGGCACTGCTGCGGCCCCACTGTCCGCCATTAAGGAACTGTCCTCCGACACGCCAGCGAGTCAGACTGCGGTCCACTCCTGGGATCGGAGCAGGCACCCACGACATCTTATTCAGCGTGCCGAACCAAACCTGTTTCCCCATTAGGAGTTCCCCCTAATACTAGAGTTGTGGTTGGACGTGTTTACCGATGCAGCGATCTGCTTTCCGTCGAGTTGGACGATCAAGTCGCCTCCCGTTGCGGCCAGCAGAGCCCGATCTGTAGGACTCAGTTCAACCATGATAACAGAAGGCATCCGAGCGATATTGTTTGTGGTGTTCTGGTTCTGCACCCGCTCCATGAGATATGGAAGACCTGTGTTCTGGTTAACGTCCTTCTTCGGAAAGACATACTCGCCCTTGTGGACGATACCGGCTTCGTCGTACTTGTTTCCTCGACCGGTGAAACCACCCGTCCACAGAGACTTCAGAGCTTGCCGCTGCCAGTAGGTCCACTTCTTGGAGTAATCTGTCAGGGCTGCCATGTTGGAGGTACCCATGATGAGTTTGGCGTATTTGTCCATCATGTCTTCGGCGTGCTGGCGTGCACTGGACTTTTCTCCCTTGTACGCAACATCGACAGGCACATCGATACCTCCCGAAGCGCCCTTCCCTCCGGTATTCTTCGCCAAGAACTCCTTGATGGCTCGGGTGGCGGGGTCAGTATCAGCATCCACGCTGACATTGACATTCTTGGGAACCTTAGCGATGATCTTGATCATGCCATCAAACGCGGCTCCGTATTTGTCAATTTCTGCTTGGGACAAGCCCATCTGCTTTGCGAGGGCTTCAACGGCTGCTCGACCGTCCGCAATTGCCTGGTTGATCTCCTTCTGGCTGGCCCCCGATTCGGCCAACTTGAGGATGTAGTTCTGCCACGAATCGTAGAGCGCGCGAACGGCGTCGTCGGCATCGTTCACCGTAGAAGCAGTTGTCGCTGCGAAAGCATTGAACAAATCAGCATAAGTGGTGAGTTCGTTGGCTGCGAACCCCATCGATTCGGCTTGCGCCAAGAAGTCTTCCTTGGCCTGCGCTACTGCCGACGCGATGTCCTCGTTGCTAGCCCCACTCTCAGCCAACTGTTTGATGTAGTCGGAGTATACTCCCAAAAGATCCTGAACGGTCTTGCGATTGGCGATAGCCTGCTTCGAGGTTCCCGTCAGGCTCTTGTCTTGTGCGTCGTAGGCATCAGCCAAATCACGTTGTGCGTCGGCCAAGTCTTTCGTCGCAGAGGCTTCCTTGGCGTCTAGTTCTGTCAGTTTGGCCCGAATACTAGCAGCCCGAAGGTCGTCTCCGTACATGACCGCAACATTGAGCCCATACTGGAGATTGGTGCGATCAGACCCGATTTCCGCAAGACTGGCAGTGGCTTCCTTGATCTTGTTCGTAGCATCTACTACGTCACTCGCAGCCTGCTGCGCTGCGTCTTGCATGTCGTAGAACATGGACGCAAGACTGTCCTTGTAGTCTTGGTAGGAGAAGAACTTGGTGTACGCACCTTCAATGTCGTACACTGTTTCGACCAAGACCTTGGCAGCATCCTGCTGCGCTTTCTGCACAGCCTTCCAAGCATCTTCGAGACCCCAGCGGAAATTATCAGCGGCATCCATGACCTGCTGAAGGTCGTCCACCCAATCGCTGAGGGTACGCTTTTGCTTCTGCGCCGCAGACGTGTTTTTTCGGGTCGCCCCGGTGTTCTTGTTGAGGGCCGCAGTTCCCTGCTGAATTCCCGCGTTGAGGGACTTCTGGGCTGCTGCTGAAGCCGCCATCGCAGCGGTACGAAGTGCTTGCAGTGCCTGCAAAGCATTCTCAGCCGCCACCCTCTTAGCGAGCGCAGCATTCATGGCTTGCTGTGCCGCTACGTCCCCCGCCATTGCAGCAGTCTGTGCACTAGCGATAGCTGTATTCTGAAGGCTGATAATGGCCTGCTGGGCGGCAATTGCGGAGTTGATCACGCCCAAGATATTCGTTTGGGCCTCAGCAGAATTGAAGTCCAAATTGTAAGTTCCGCCGAGAGTATCTTGGAGAATGTTCCCCAATACTCGCATGGATTTACCTGAGACAACACCCTGCTTTTGCAGAGCCACCATCGCCCCGAGAATGTTTTCGCCAAACTTGTTGGTGTCATTTCCAGATGCTTTCTGCACCTGATCAATAACATCCAACACTTTACTCATGTTGGTGCGAGCCTTTTCCCCGAGGCCATCGAATTGTTGCCCATTTTCGACCAAGGATTTACCAAGATCCTCCCACGAGGCTGCGAGGTCATAAGGAGCTTCCAACTTGGTTTTCAGCGATGACCAAACATCAGCCAATGTCTTGCCTTCATCAGCAGTAGTTCCTGCGGAGTCAGCCAAGTTGCGCATACCGTCAGCCGCTTGCGCAGTCGCTTGGGTCGTTTGTCCAGAGGCAGCCCCCAGCAAATCCTGGGCCAAAGTCAATTCTTCAACCCGAGTCTTGGTGCTTTCAGATGCCCCGGAGAGAACCTTGTAGACCGATATCTCAGCTTCGATTTGAGCAATACGCGCGTTCGCAGCGTCCTTCTGCGCCTGTGTGGCAGTGGTGCTTCCTGGCACAAGGGCCAAACGATATGCTTCGGCTTGCAGGTCTTCAATACGCTTCTGTACGTATGCTACACCGCTGTCCGCGTCCTGCTTCAGGTGGGAAAAGAAGTCCGGAAGACTAAAATCTGTCCCCTTGAGTTCAGCGGAATACTTAGCCCAAACATCTTTCAGGTCTGGGAGATTGGCAACATCATTGGCAAGTTGTTGCGTTAGATTGTCTCCAATAGCCAACGTTTGAGACTTGATCTCGTCCGTAGCGCCCTTGGCAGAGTCGCGTAGAGCGTCCTGACCCTTGGCAGCCACCTGGAGTTGCTTGCCCCACTCGGGCATAGTGTCGGAAGAGTTGCCCACCTCGGTCTGGAAGGTTCGAATGGCCTTGCCGGTCTTCTGGTATTCGGCTGTATCCTGCTTCAACGCTTCTATCAGCGCAGAGTTGTCCTCGCCAAACATCTTGTGGGCGCGGTCGGAAGCAGTCTCCGTGAACTTCTCATAGATAGCTTGCGCTCCCCACAGAGCGGCAGTAATAGCCAGCAGGACAGCATTGAATTTGACGAAGCTCCCCACCGTGGATACTACGGTGGCTCCCAGTGTTTTAGTGACAGCCACACCCCGAGCGGCTGCTGCGGCTTCCCCTGTGAGCGCAGTAGATGCCTGTGCCGCTGCGGCAGCGTCTTGCTGAAGCATGGTGCGGAATGACTGGCCGCTCAGCGACCCCTTGAGAAAAGCTGCCGAAGTAGAAAGCAGTTGCTTGGTAAGAGTGCCGAGGCTGATACTGAGCGTACCAGAGATGTTACGCACGCCAGTGGCTGCGGTGACCATGCCGTACATGGTGCCTTGGAATTTAGCCGCGATAGCGACCTGGATAGCCATAGCCGCACCAAGAGCGATCATGGAACCGGCAATCATGGTCAGATACTGCACACCCGGAATGCGGGTAAAGCCCAGCCACACCTGTGCCAGTGAGTTGAACGCCTTGAGTGAGGAGTTCAAGGCTCCGTCTGAATCTCCGAGAGCCGCAATCAAGGCGCTGAGGGTATTCATCAGCACTTGGAAATTGTTGGCTACATTGTCGGTCTGCTTAGCGTATCCCTCAGCGAGAGCAGTAGCGTCCGAATAAGCAGATGCAGAGTTCTCTAGCGCTTGGGAGTAAACGTCAGTGTTATTGGCGAGAACCTGCAACAGCCGTTGATCTCGAACAGCGTGAATGCCCATGCTTGCCAAGAAGTTGGTTGTGTTCTCCCCAGCGGCCTGCATCTTCTGGAGACCCTGCACAAAGGCAGAGAACACCTGCTGGGAGCCAGCATCTCCTTGCTTCCAGAGCGCCTTCAATTGATCCAGCGTCATTCCAGTGGCATCAGCCAGCTTCTGTGTAGCATCGGTGCTGGAGGTAGCTCCGTTTTCGATGATGTTGAAGATACGCTGCAACGAACCGCGAGCGGCTTCTGGCTGCACGCCCAACGAGGCGAGAGCGCCAGCCAACGCGATGATCTGAGTGTTGGAGAGCCCAGCAAGGTCACCGGCAGTGGCGATCTGACTGCCCATATCTAGAATCTCGGACTCCGTGGCGACCGAGGTGACGCCCACTTGATAGATGGCAGAGCCGAGGTTTTCGTACTCGCTGGCGGCGGTACCCGTCAACTGGGCCAGCCGACCGATATTGGTGGCAGCTTCTTCGACACCTACGTTAGTGGTGGCAGAGAACTTAGCAACCACTTGAGTGAAGTTGGCAACCGACTCAGCCGGAATATCCAACTGCCCAGCCAGCGTACCGATCTGGGACAAGTCCGCAAAGGTGGCCGGAATAGTGGTCGAAAGGTCTTCAAACTGCTGACGCAGGTGTTCGGCAGCGTCCCCGGTGAGGTTCACCGTACGCGCCACGCTGGCGAAGTTGGCTTCGAATTTAGCCGCAGCGATTGTCGGTACAACCACCGCAGCACTTAGCGCGATGCCCACAATGGAGGCTGTACGGCTGATATCGTACAACGCATATCGAGTGTTGCTCAGTTGCCCGAGATACTTTGACTCCGCAGCCAGTGCAGCCTTGCGGGCCCGTTCCGCAGCCGCAGCTTGGGCCACCTGGGCCTTGGTGATCATCTCAGCTTCGGTGATGGCTTCTCGCGCTGCCTCACGAGCCGCCTGCTCCTGCGCTGCCGCCGATGCTTTAGACGATGCAGCCCTCTTGGCATCTTCCTTGGCGAGAAACGCCGACGCCTCAGCAGCCAGTTTCTCTTGCCTGCGTACCGCTTCCCTTTGGATACGCGCAGCCTCAGCGTCCGCGATCTTCTGGGCGTCCATCAGCGCCTTCTGTTCCGCAGCGGCTCGCTTGGCGGCATCGCTGGTTACAGACTTTGGCGTGGCGGTAGTGGGTGTTGTCGTTGTTCCTGCCGTGGTGGTCGGCGTGGTGATAGTCCCCTGTGCCGCCTTCTTCAACGCCAGTTGCGAGCGCGTAGCTTTATCCAGAGCAGCCGCATAGGACCGGTATGCACTGACCGCGTTGCGAACGATCTTGGCGTCATTAGCAATGCTCTGGCTGAGCAGATTGACCGTCTTAGCGGTACTGAGCGCAATGTTGTCTACCTGCTCCAGCAGGACGCTCAGGCTTTCAAGCTTTTTGAGCCCGTCGCCGGTTACGTCAAACCGAAATTCGCCACTAACTTGGTCGTCGGCCACCGGTTACCCCTTGCGTACGGAACATTACGTTCTATTCTATCAAACGGGCTTTTTAGACTCCTCCTCGAAGTATTCCTTTCGAGTCGGCATTTTCGCACCCGCTTCGGCCTCAATGGGGAGCAATCCAACCTCCGTGTAGTAAGAAGTGCCCCAGTCCTTGGCGTCTTCCTTCGACGCACGATCTTTAGCCTTTTTCTTGCCGTCCTTGTAACGCTCTAGTGCTCGTGTTGCTTGGCAAGTAGTTTGCTTCACTTTGAAGTGGATAACGTTACTGTTGGATCGGCACAGCCAAATCGGATGTCCGCACTGGGGGCAGAGTTCGTCCTGCATTGTTTGATAGGCCTCGATCAGGGCGAAGTCGAATTCCTCCCACGGATCGGTTGGTTGGGCCCGGAACAACAAGGCACATGGGCGGATGCCTGCGGTGATAGATGCCTTGATTTTGTGGACGAGGTATGAGTTTTCCGGCTTACTCAATACCTCTATGAGAAATTTGGGTCGGTAACGATGTTCTCGTACCGAAGGCTCTCGAAGTTCACTGCCGAGGATGCCATGAGCAGTGTCTGAGATGCTTCCTGCCCCAACTTACTCCACAGTGCGGCGATCGCTTCCTCCGTCAGCGGGGCAGACTGCCCAGCGTGATTGGTGATCTTAGCGATATTTCGAGTCAGGATTTCTCGATTGATGATGTCGGCGCGCTCGTCCTGATCCTTGGTGGTGGCTTCAGCCTTCTTGGTGATCGCCTTGATCACGGATCGCGGCACACCCACCAATTCGATGTTCAAAACCGAATTGAGAATCTTTTCCCGGAGCACCCTTTGCTCAGCCAAGATTTCGTTGTTGCGTTCAGTGTCGTTCTCTCCGAGTAGCGCGGCCTCTTCCTCCAACGCATTGAAATCGGAGACTGCCTTCGAGTTCAGGTAAAGTTGCACACTCTTGGTGGGGTATGTCGTGCCTTCCAAAGCGCCAACAAGATCGAACTCTTCTGGGGTAACGTCAGTCATTAAACACTCCTTCTCGATATCGCCTCCATGTTAGCACACAGCAAAACCCCCGGCCTTTTGAGCCGAGGGTTTTACCTACCACCTCCCTTCTACTAGGAGACAGTGACCGCCTGTGCCGTGCTCACGGTACCGGCAGCGTGTGTTGCCGTGATATTGGCCGTACCCGTCGCCACCGCTGTGACCACACCGTTCGGGGACACTGTAGCAACTGCAAGGTTGCTGGAGTGCCAATCCACCTGGTTCGTCACGCGCTTGCCGTTCAGGGTGGCCCGCAGAGCCCGCTTCTGACCCGCTGCTGTTGGCAGTCCGTTCGGAGCCGTCACGGTGATGGCGTTCTTGGACGCTGCCACGACCTGGGTGTAAGGCCACACACCACCCTGGGGGAGGAAGTTGATCGCGTACTTGTAGGAGTCCTCACCTTCGGTGTCCGCCGCGAAGGCGTCAGTGCCGAGCTTGAAGACGGAGACCGTATCGCCCTCAACGAAGGGCTGAATCGCGCTCGGGCTTGTCTGAAGCACACGGGTCACGATATAGACCGGGATACGAGTGGCGGTGTCCTTGAAGAACTGGTATGCCTTGCCGTAATCCGAAACCGTGTCCGTCAAGTCCTTCGGGTAGAACAGGTTCAGAGTGGCCTCGTACTGCGCGTAACCACGAGTGGTCGCGTTACCGGCATCCTTGATGGAGCGGTCATCGGTGTCATTGGAGTCGGTGTTGTTCGGCCACGTTGTGCCGTCCCACGCAATCGCATTCGACACGTTGATGCCGTTGCTGTTCAGTTCTGTGACCAGCGGGGCTGTGGGGTCGGTAAGCTGATTCTGCCGAATCACTACCACATCCACGTAGCCGTCAGCGAAGACCTTTTCGTTAGCCATTATGCAGCCACCTCGTAGTTAACAACCATCTTGCCGTTCGGCTTGAAGCGGGCACCGTGCTTGATGAGTTCGCCGGAATCAACGCCGTCCTGCGGATAGTCGGTGTCCACACCGAACACCGAGACGTGATCACCAATTGCGAAGGCGACATCGTTCTTGACGCCGATACGCTTGATGATGTAAAGCGGACGATCAGCCGCACGGGTGAGTTCCGCAGCGAGATTGTAAACACCCTGATCGGTAAGACTCTTGTCCCGCAGGAAGTCCAGCGAAGCCTCGTAGTTCATGAACGTCGCGTTCGACACTTCGCCTTCATCCACGATGGTTCGTGTGTCGTCAGTGTCACTGTCCGTCTGGTTCAAAGTGTAGTCGTCCAGAACCGCACCAGAAATGTTGAACACCATGTTCGCCTGGGAGGCTGTCGGGGACCATGCGAACTGTGCATTCAGTTCCGCAGCAGTGGGGGCCAGCGGGTCACTGAACGCCTCGGGATAGGCGAGCATAATCGTGACGTTCGCTGGAAGCAGCTTTTCGTTAGCCATTAACTCTTCCTCTTTGTCGTTGTGGCCTCAACTGTTGTGTCCGCCTCAGGCTGGGGCTCCTCAACCGTAGGCTCCTCGGTAAAAGCCAGAACAAGGTCGGGGTCCATCCCCAGATGAGTCTCTGGGTACGAACCGATCAGCCCTGTACTCAGGCTTTTGAGCGGAACCGTATTAACCATGCGTCCATTTTATCACGAAACAAGGTTGTGCACGAAGGAAAAGCGCACTGCACTCACGTAGCGAACAGGCTTGACATTGCTGTTCTTCGTGTCTTGAGAATACCCTCCGTCTGCTGTCATACGACCAGAATTCGGAGGGTAATGATCCTCCAGTGCACTGAATACCATTTGCTTGATTCGATCTGAGGTCATTGCATTCGACGATACGCACTGGACAGTACACCACATCAGGTTCGGATTATTCGCGCTCTCCGTGATGCCCTTGTCCAAAGGGTATTTCAGAGGCCCACCGAACGTGAGAATTACGTAGGATTTCAGGATTCCTGTCGGCCCCACCGTCACGTCATCATGGGTTTGTACGATGTCGCAATCCGGCACAGCCGCAGCAACTGTGTCCTTGATGTCCTGCAATGCAGGCATGTAGTCAACCATCATTTACCCCAAGATCGCTTAGTGAGAGCCCTGATTCCTGCCTTGAAGTACATCTTTGCAGCGTAGTAAGCAGGTTCGTAGGCGTTCATGGGCAACGTATATCCAGCAGGCCCGCCGTCTGCGGACTCAACGTATTTGTTGACGTTGTTGAAGCCCTCATTCTGGTAGCCGAAGTAATCCTCGTACCGCTTGATCCAGCCAAACCGGGCAGAACGGCTTACACGACCGCTGAGCCTCGACGCTCCACGGGTCGCGCTTCGTTCGTAATCCACACTATTAAGCATGTTCCCGGAGTCAACACGGCCTCCTGTGGGGCCCAGTCGCCCATCGTATCCTGTACCGCTGGTTTCGATGATATGCTGCATGGTTTCAGCGCCGACCTTGGCGGACTCCACTACAAGGTGCGCACCGAGGTTCGACAGCGTTTCGGAGTACGCTGTAGCCTTGCCGGTGAAGTTCTTACCACCCGTCATGCGCCATCGTGCCTTGGATGCCATGTTACGCCTCCAGTTCGGCTGTCAGGGTCCGCTCAATCGCGTTGGCTGCGTCCACCACGCCCTTGGTTGTGCCGATCCAACCCACAGCGGCGGGCAAGAAGGCGTCGGTGATCGAAACCACCATGTCGGATGTGAAGTCAATACTTAGCACTTCATCGGTCATCGGCAACTGGAACTGGATGGTGGTGATCTGTTCCTGAGAGCCGGTGGCGTCTCGACTCAACGTGGTGCGAAGTGGCTGCATCCGTGCAGGCCCCGCGTAGGCAATGGACTTGCTATTCTCCACCGGCTGTGTGGTACCGTTGTCCACAATCTGACGGGTGTAAATTTCTATGGTGCAGTTGTTCACCTTGGTTCCTCTCGGCACAAGCCCCGCCCGCCAACGACCAGTGAACAGCGCACGGTTCCTTACCAGGCCCACGGCGCACACGCTTCAGGATATGTCGGAGTTGAGTCCTCTACGAACACTAGACTGAACGAGCTATCGGTATCGGCAGCAGCGTCAGCCCGATCCTGATCTGAGCGAAGCGTCTTGGCTCGAACCAGCAGCACTTGTGCCGCCCCGGTGACACCGTTCACCGACAGGTCGTCAGTGGTGACGATCTTGTAGAGCAGACTCTCGTCCACGGCAATGGTTTCCAGCGCCATCGCAGCCGCGAGGAATACCTTTCCTCCCGCAAGAGTCAAAAAAAGCTCAATGCTGCTATCCTCGAAGATTTGATCCGAGGAGTCCATGTCGGGAATCAGCAAACGCACACTGTCTAGGTCAGCCATGAACCTATCATATCAGCCGAGAACCAAGTCAGGCGCGTTTCCGGAAGGCGACCGCACCGATGACCACTCCGCGACGACGAGTAGCCCCCAGAACGCATCAAAGCGCCCCGTCCACTGCGGACGGGGCGCTTTGATGCGTCTGGTGATGGGTCAGGTGTCCCTATACCGGGACGAAAGGGTCAGGCGGGGAAGATCGTGCCGCCGACCGTGCGCGTGTATGCGGACTGTTCGCCGGTGTAGGCGGTGTAGTTGGGCTCGATCACGAGGCCCGCTATCGCCATGTCTGCAATGTCGGTGTTGTCGCAGTAGACCCTGCCGCCGTTATTGGCGCCGCCGAGGTTGTTGTGCATGTAGACGCCACGCCCCACGTTGGTGATCTTGATGGCCCAGTTGTCGGTGACGTGAGCGGTCAGGATGTAGTTGTGCGTCGCATACACCTTTCCGGACGAGAGGATTCCGTTTGCCCCGTTCGCCTCAATCCAGTTGCCCCGGATCTTCACTGGAGAGAGGACCGCCGCATCCACGGAGATGCCGTTTCCGGTGTTGTTCTGGATAGTGGAGTCGAGCACGCTCATGCCGGACGAGTAGCCTGTCGAGCCGGGCTCCACATGCACGCCATCCCCCGTGTTCAGTTCGCTCAGCGAGTCCCGCACGATGGTGGCGTTGCACGACAGCGCACGGATTCCGTGCCCGCCGCAGTATCGCGCGGTGAGTCCGTCCAGTCGGGCAGCTTGGCATCCGTCGAGGTAGAACCCGTCACCCGTGGCGCCGGATACCCACACGTTGTCGAAGGAGACGCCCGGGGTGTTGAGGTGGGAGCCGTAGAATCCGCGCGCGGCGACACCGGCACAGTCGATGCGCAGGTTCGCGAGCCGCAGGACGGCCGTGTTCGACGCCGCCACGAGCGGCTTCCCGGCCAGCCCGGGGCCAGCCTTGATGGTGGCCCCGGAGAAGTCATAGAAGCCGCTGGCGAGGGTGATCGTGTCGTTGACTAGATAGGTCGCGCCGGAGGCCGTGACGATACCGCCAGAGGTGAGGGATGCTCGAAGTTCGGCAGTATCGTCCACTACCCCGTTGCCGATTGCGGTCATGCCGCCGAGCCGGGGAGGGTAGTGGGCCACGCCTCGGGGGTTGACCAGGACACTGCGAAAGTCACCACATCATTTGCGGCCCAGTTGCCTGCCATACCTCGCGTTTCGAGGCTCGCCAAAGACGACATATTGCCGAGCACGCCAACAGATCCAGCGGTGGAGCAGTAGCACGCCCCCCGGACGACGTATCGCTCCGGCTTGAACCCGGTAGTGGTCGCGTAGACCGTGAGTGGGGCCACGCGGATGCCGGAGGTTGCGGCACGGAGGATCTTTCCCCGCATCTCTACCACGCCATTCACGCGCCGCAGCTCCAAGTACTCGGTTCCACCGATCGTCCAGTCCGATCCGACGCTTGCCGCGATGTTGCGCCAGCCGGTGTCACCGTCGAGTACCTTCCAGTTCGCGCTCGTGGTGCCAGTGCTGATCCACAGGCGGGCGCCGAGGGTCTGCGCCGTGTCTGCGTAGACCTGCCCTAGAGCCGTGGGGGTGACGACCCCGACCGGTGAACCCGATCCGCGGCGGTGGTTGGACAGTGCTGCATAGGTGGACGAAAGGGCCGCCGAAGTGGCACTGTTGGGATCAGTAACAATTGATGCAACCCCGGCATCGGACGCGTCCCCCCGGTAAGGCTGATTCGTATCGGGGTCGATGAGAACAACCCCACCCAAGATGCCTGCGCCGAAATTTCCAGCCATGTTCAACCGATCTTGTAGAAGTCTTTAGTATCAGGATCAATTAGAACAACACCCCCAAGAATTCCGGGGCCGTTGTTTTCCAGCGCATCAAGTGCGTCATGTAGAGCCGAATAAGGCTGCCCTGTAGCAGGGTCTATGAGCACAACTGCACCGACGATATCCATGACTACCATTTTACAGCAACAAGAAACCCCGGGCGACCATGCCCGGGGTTCTCGGGAAACAGGGGGAAGGAGGCAACCCCGTTTCCTGCAACTACGTCTCAGTTTAGCAGATTTTCACTCTGCGTGCGCCGGATGAGATTCGAACTCATACGCCCTCTCGGGCAACCGATTTTGAGTCGGTCGCGTCTACCAATTTCGCCACAAGCGCCCGGCCCGCCAAGTCCACTTGGACTATTGCCACGAGTGCACTCAATGTGGACAATAGCAGGGGGATCGAACCCCACGGGAAAACTACGAAGCCAGACCCCTTGAGTGGGAACCAGACGGGGGCCCACCCGTTGCTCACGCCGTCCCCCGAGAGAGGGTAAGGCTTCGCGTAGCTCGACCGGGACTCGAACCCGGAGCGCAGGGTTATGAGCCCAGCATGTTTCCGTTACACCATCCAGCTAAAACAGGAGCGGGGGTTGGACTCGAACCAACGACTATTGCTCTCCGGTTTGAAGGGTGCCCGCACGCTCTGCCCGCTGAGCTACCCCGCTCCTGCGTCCGGATGGAGAGATTCGAACTCCCGACTCCTTGGCCCCAAACCAAGTCGCATAGCCGCTTGCGTACATCCAGTGTCTCATACCGGCGCATTACCGGGCCTGTGCCGTGCAGTTCGTTTGAGGTTGCTACAAGCATAGCAAAGCCCCCGAGAACTTGTCAAGGGGGCTTCACCAACTAGAAGGGAGGCTTACGAACCAGCGCCCGAAGAGTTGACGATGTTCACGCCGCCGTCGTAGACGAGGCCACCGCCGAACTGGCGAAGCTTGAGGGTGATGCTGTCGTTGGCGAAGGAGCCCTCGAACGGGGACGCCTGCCCACCACCGACGTAGTTACCGGTCAGGTTCTCAACGAACAACTGCGGTGTCTGGTAGCCGCGAAGCTCCAGCCGGTTCACAGTCGGACGCCGTGTGGCACCCGGCTTCGGCAGCAGCTTCCACGCCGCACCCGAAATCCAATCGGTCTCAATCGGAGTGATGTTCGCCAGCGGGTTGTACCCGTTACCGATCACGTACGACCACTTGGGATCGGAACTCTTATCGAAACCAACCAGGGTCTGGTTCAGGATGAAGTTGGCGTACATGCCCTGACCCGGAGCCACCAGCAGGTTGTACCCACCATTGACCATGACCTTGCGACCATTCACGGTGCGCTCGGAGAGTTCGATCTGTGCCCTGATCAGCGCGTCACGACTCAGCGGAGCATTGGCCGGAATCGTAGCACCGGTCGGCACAGAGCCACCAGCCAGAGCAATACCAGCCGCCATGAGCGGAGTCATAACCTCGGACTCCTCAGTGTCCAGAGCCGCTTCCTGCATCATGCGGGGAAGCTGATCGATGACACCCATGCCGTCGTTGATCCGAGACTCCAGCGTCCAGTCGGTCTTGAAACCCTTCTTCGTGACCTTACCGCTCTGATCGCTCAGCGCAGTGACGTACACGTACGGGTAGTTACTACCCTCGGGGATAACCGGGGCCTCGCCGTGGACGCCCAGCACATTGGACTTGCCGTGGCCGTCTGTATTGTCCCACACGAGGTCGTACCAGATGGCAGGCTTGAAGTCAGACACCTGGGCCGTACCGGCAATCTGCGTCCAGACACGGGGAGCCTCATCATACTGGGGCAGGAAGTTCATCGTGGTCAGATGAGCAAGGCTGAAGATCGCATCGGAAGTGGTCAGCGCCTCTTCCAACTTAGCCGTAGCAACCTTGTTGCCGCTCAGGTGAGCGTCCATCAGTTCCTTGACAGCCTTCAGCTTCCCGGGAGTAACCGAGGGATGAACCTTCAGCCGACCGTCAGCGGTGATCGGGTTCTTGTAGGTCTTCATTGTGCGTTAGGCTCCAATCCGAACAGCCGCACGACCGGCTTCCTTGCGGTAATCCCGAGGGTAGTCTGTGTACCCGTAGTGGGTGTTGTCTGTGGAAGTCAGGGTCAACGCGCCACCAGAGGTGATGAAAACCTCAACGCCATTTCCTGTTCCGGTCGTAGCCCCAGTAACAGCGAACTCGAAGGTTCCATCGAATGCCACAGTGGCCTTACCAGCCGCATTACCGACGCCGCCGATGGTGTAGGTGATGACCGTGCCATCGGAGAGTGTCTTGGTGGCGGTAGCTGTGGGCTCTGCTGTCAGAGTCACAGCGGGCCTGCCGTCCGCAATCAGCGGCACACCCGAACCAGTGCCAGCAGTAACCGTGGCTTCGCGGTTCTTGCTCTGGGTCTCAGCGAAAATCTTGTTGGTCGCCATGATTAGTTACCCCATCCACCGACCACGTAGGCATCGCCCTTGAGGTCGTCCTCTGTGATCTTGCCCTTGGGGGCATCTTCCTGCGTCTTGATGGACTCTGTGATGTCCTTAATGTAGGTCTGCTCCGCAGCGATGGCGTCCTCAACCTTGGCTCCACCCTTGACCGACTCCATGACCTTGGCCCGAGCGGTCTTCGGAAGCTTCGCCTCAACAACGGCCTCAACAACGGCAGCCATGTCGGGCTCCGCCTTCTCCGGCTCTGTCGCAGGCTTAGGAGCGAGGGCTTCCTTAAGCTCTGTGAACGAAGGTGCAATGGCCTTAGCCAGGGCCTCCGCGAGAGCCTGAATTTCCTCCGGCGTCATGCCGTTGTCCTTTCCGTGTTCATTACTGGAATCCATTTTATCACGAACAATGCCTTTGTAGGATTCTTGAAGGGCCATTAGTTTTCCGCCAGCCCCCGCAACCGTCACGACATCCACTGTGTTAAGTGGGTCCGGGATGAATCCTTCGATAATGGGGAGTCCTGCTTCAGTAAGTTGATCCCCCCAACCGTAAGCGTTGATACTCATGCCGAGGATTTCGTGAAACTGCTCTACGAAAGGAGACCACTGAGTTCCGAACTCGACATCGGCTTCCAGCCCAGCCGGGATCGACTCTGTGGCAGCAACGAACTCCGGCTCAGTGACGATGGCCCCCATGAGAGTCGTGATCGATCCAGACGGGTGCTCGAAGGATGCGTCAAAGCCCTGATGATCCGCGTTGATCTTCGTGCCAACTGGAAAAGCAGCAGGGCCTGTGTCTCGAAGCGCTGCTTCCGTATAGAAGCCACTCGACCCCGCACCGACCTGCACAATGCGAGCACGCCAACGGTTTTTACCAGTTACCTTGCCGAGAGAGAAACCCGATTCTCGAAGAGAGCGCTTTGTAGGCATGGTCCTATTCTACCTTAATTCCCGTTATCGCCACTGTGGTCTGTTGTGCCCTGATTTGTCCCCCCGGGCACAGCCCCGCTGTTACCTTGACGAGCCATCGGGTCCGCTGTGGTTGCTGTCGTATTGGGGTCAGTCCAAGTGTTGAACCCGTCTGGTTCTGGGAGCCCCGCCTTGCTCTTGGTGACATCTGCGATATCAAGAATAGCGTTGCGCATTTCTTCTCGATGTAGCGCTCCCAGTTGATATGCCTGCAAAATGCTGGCGATTTGCCGATAAGCAGGGTCAGTTTGGAGCGCGGGAAACTCGACGTATCCGTCCTTGACTCCAACATCGTTGAGGATTTCGTTATAGAACACCGCCCACATGTCCTGCAAACTGCTCATCGTCTTGAAAGTGGGCTCATCCAGTGTGCTGGCCGCACCATAGGAGCCTCCTGTGGCTCCAGGACTGGACAGCAGCGCGATCACCGGCACACCGAAGCTTGTCGCCACCGCAGCAATCAGCGGCTGGCCGTTGTTCATGTTCACCTGAGCCGAAGGAACCCCTACGCCCTGCAACTGCGTACCGGCCAGCATAGCTGCTGTGCCGCCAACGCCAGTTCCACTGTCGCGTACTGTCGCCGCAGCGGCTCCTGCACCGCTCGTAGTGGCGCTCGTGATCTTCCAGGCGATCAGAGAGAGAGCTTTCACCAGTTTGGCGTTGTCGCGCAAATAGGCAGCGTAGGCTTCGGTGTACACCATTGCAGCAAGACTGTCCGGCACACCCCAGGTCCAGCCCGTCTGTCGGTGACTGGCTTGGTGATAGATCACCGCATCCTGTGAAACAGATACGCCGTTGATCTCCTTACGGATCTTGCCCTTGACGCGCTTCTTGTAGCGGGAAATCGGGTACCAGCGAACCTGTTCTGCGCCATCAGCCACCCAACGGCGTTGGATATACCAGATCGTTCCCGCATCGTCTGGGTCGGTGGACACCGCCGTCACCTGACGAATGGGCACTTGCGTGAACAAGTTGGTAGATGTGTTCCGGATAACGAAATAGTTACCGTCCGTGAACAGAGCCAAGTTCGCAGCCTCATATGCCTGACTGGAGAACATGACTGCTACGTTGTGGGCATCTTCCAGCACTGCTTTATAGCGCGGTTGGGTGACATTGACAAAGCGTAAACCCCGACCAAACACATAACCGTGCCGCAACTGAGCACCACGAGAATGCCAAGGATTGCTCGCGGCAAGTTCTCGAAGCTTATCGGACAAACCCTTGAGGTCGGAAAGCTTGGGGCCGTCTTCTTCGCCCTCAAACCACCCATTGATGAGGAACCAATTGGCTTCATCCAGATCACGAAGTCGGGTCGAGAGGGTTTCTCGAAGGTCATGCACCTCAATCTGAAGGGCAGCAAGTTCAAGTTCTTCGGCGGTCTGGGTCATATCTGGTAGTTTACACCATCAATGTGAGGTAATCCTCTGTTTCGTCCCCCAAAATGTCGTTTGCGTCCTCAAAAACCTGTTGTTTTCGGTTCTTTTGCGGATTAAGGGCCTCGTCCAGATCAACACTCGCATAAACTGCTGCGTCTGCGAAGTCGGGGGATTTCCTGCCCTTCTTCTTCATCTCGTCCTTGGACTCGATCATCAAACCACCCAAAGGACTGAACTTGTACTCCACGCTCATTGCTTCGTCAGCCAAGCGTTCATCGTTGGGGTCAACGTCCAATTCTTTTGAACGTAGCATCCTTCTGAACATGTCCCACCACCAAGCACGGGCATTGCCCCACTGATGCTTATCTGGACTGGGGTTGCTGCCAATCATCCCGATCATTCGGTACGGACGCGGTTCGTGCTGCATCAGCAATTCCTCAAACCCTTGACCGACACCTTGGTAGTCGTACCGGACTTCGTGCACGCCATTCTCTACCGCTGCCATGTGCACAGCAGCCGCCAGTTCAACAAGAGAGTTTTGATCAAATGACTTGTAGAGGCGAAGTCTCCCGCCTTCATTCAAGTAGATACAGGACAAGTCCTTACCATAGCGAGCAATGTCAACTCCCAGAGTGATGACGCTGGCGCTGTCTGGCTCAATTTCGGTATCATAGGCCACGGCGAAGTCTTCTGGCTTGATGAGAGTGTCGCCCAAATCCCAAGCAAACTCTCCCAGCACACGGGCTTTGTATCGCGCACTCTCCAGCCCATACTCGGCTTCCTTTTCCTTGACATAGGAATGACCCACCAGCTTGTTCAGTGCTTCCTTGTTCAAGCCGTCAGGGTTTCCAGTGAAGTTCGGACTGTCGAAAACCGAAATGGTGTGAAACACCCAGGTCGATACCTTGTTCTTGAACAATTGACCGACATAGGATGCTGGATTGGTTGGGTTGCAGATGAGGATACGTCGAGAGGCTTCGTTGGAAGTGATGTTGCCCAGCGAGTCGATCAGTTCTTTGGTAAGACCGACCGCTTCGTCTCCTACCGCCAGCACAGCCGCATCGTGGATGCCTTGGAAGGAGTCATCTTCCTTGTTCTCGGGGGGCTTGCGGCCAAACCCGAGCAGTACACCGCCTTCTTCCTTCCACTGATTGTCCGCCGTGATGTATCCCGGCAGTACGTGGTCCACTTCTCCGGCCTTGTGGCGTTGGTCCACCAATGTCTTTAATTGTCGGACATAGCGCCAAACGATGGCCGAAATCTGGGCCTGTGAGGGAGCAGTGGAGGCTACGAAGACGTTGGGGTATCGGGTATCGATCCACCAGCAGATCAAGATAGCCACCAACCAGGACTTGCCCGTGCCATGAGCAGCTTTCACTGCTACGTTACGATTGTGCACCACGTCGTTTGCGATATTTCGCTGCTTGGACCACAATTTGATCCCGAGCATGTACTCTGACCACGCAGCCGGATCATTCAGGTATCGTTCGCTGTCGGACTTGCGCTGCACCTCCCGCTGCGCCGTACGGGTAGCGTTGAGGAGTACGCCCATTACTGCTCCTGTGCCGCCTCGATTTCGAGGGCTGCTTGATCCATACCCTCGTTGAAAGCTCCGTCAATTACCAACAGGTCCACTTCGGGATACTGTTCAGCAAGAGCCTGTCGAGCCCGGTAGTACCCCAGATTGATGATAGTAACCATCTTACGAGCGTGAGCATCCGAGATTCTGAGCAAGTCTTCTTCATTCAACTGGCTGCGCGATTCCAGCCGTTGGCCCAGCAACTCCAAAGTCTTGCGATAAGACTCCAGCAATTTCGGATCTCCGAGAATGGCTTCGATATTGTCTTCGAGCTTTTCCTTGAGTTCATAAATCGAATGCAAGAGCAAGTTCTCTCGCTCCATTGCATCCCACACATTGCGAGATCCGATCAATTCTTTGACTCGCAGAATGACTTTCTCGGCAGGGATTCCTGTCTGCTCTGCGATCTCTTCTGCTGATTTCCCGTTGGCCGCAAGCGTAAGCACCTTGCGGTCCTGAAGAGTCATGTCCGACTTAGACATTTGTGCACCTCATGCAGGTCGTTGAGAATCTCATCGGCAACGGTTTGCTCTGTATAGTCCTCGGATGTATCTCTAACATCCCGCCACTTGTCGAGTAGTTCTTGTACGTATTCGAGTGCTGTCGCCACGAAAGTAGCGTAGCACAAACGAAAACCGCTGCACTCTCAGACAGTGCAGCGGTCTTTTGAAGGATTGGTCAGAGGTCTCCGGACTCGGTTTCAGGAGTTAGTGTCGTCGGGTCGCTCAGATTGGCCCGCGACAGAAGGGACAGAAGGGCTGTAATGGCACCTGTCGCTCGTGTAGCCACAACGATCCATTCCTGCCCCACATTAAGAGCGGTCATTACGTCCGGAAGAACGGTCGCCACCACCATGCCAATGATGATACCTGCGATGTACAGCCATCCTCGTACGTTCAACGAAATCGGGTTCTTCATGTCCCCATGTTAGCACGCCACTCGTACAACTTGTCTCCGTAGTAAGCAGTGTGCGTTCCCGGATGATTGGGTGACGCGGAGCACAGCACTTCCTGCAATCCGCTCGTGCCGCTCAACCATATTCGGCTCAAGCACTGATCACACACATTGGATCGGGATGTTGACGGCGGTGATGACCAGCGCGTGATCGGAGCCGCTGGACGGCTTCACGTTGTAGCCGCGCCAGTCGACCGGGGTCAGGCTGTCCGAGTGGATGCGGTCGGTGATCGCCTTGCCCTGGTAGGTCTTGGCGTCGCGGGTGCCGCTGTTCGCTGCCTTCTCGCGTGCGTCGTCCCAGCCGGGCAGCCAAGCGTTGTCGTTCACGCCGTCGCCACCAAGGATGCGCGGACCCTGACCGAACTTCCGGATCGCTGCGATCATCTGCGACATCTGCGAACGCTGCTGGGCGTCCGTGCTGCGGCTGTTCGGCGTCAGGTGGTAGGAGCCGAACACGACCTGCTGGCCGGTGCTCTTGTCCTTCAGCACGCAAATCTGACCGCCCTGGTAACTGATGCCCTTGAAGTTCACCTCGGTCTCAGCGGTCTCGGTGAGCCGGTCGGAGTCCCACATGATCGCCTGTGCACCACGGGGACGGACCAGCCAGCGAGAGGCACCGCCCGGCATGGCGGCGCGCAGCGGGTCGCGGATCACCTCAGGGCATTCGTTGAGCAGGTAAACGTCAGCCTTCGCCTTCACAGCCGTCTTGCCGAGCGCGGCGGCACGGGAGGCGGTCAGCGGCTTCGAGCCGGTCAGTGCGGGGTCCATCGTGTTGAAGGTGGCGACCCGCAGAGCGAGCACGGTGGCAGGCGTGGGGGTGGGGTCGGGGGTCGGCTCGGACCACTCGGCAATCTTCGCCAGCACGTCGGCCCGCACGCTGCCCATGTCGTCACCGGGGTCTCCCGGCTTGCGTCGGGTCAGTTCCTTGTGGGCAATCACCCGTGCACCGTTCGTCCAACCCTCGGCAATGTGCAAAGCGGCACAAACCTCCACTACATGCTTGCGAACAATGGGGGTCCATTTCCCTGTGCCGTCTGCCTCGATACCCCACCCGTGTCGGTTCCCCGACCACGAGCCATCACTTGCCGGAGGTTTGACTTCCGATGTCAGTTTGCCTTCCTTAGCGAGACGCCAATTGTCGTATCCGCCGTAACCAACATCATTCGTGTACCCGTCCGCCATCACGTAGATGTTTCCAGACTGCCCCACCAAAATGTTGGCGAGTGGGCCGGGAAGATTGCTTCGCCCACTGCGAATTACTCGCAGTGGGGTGGATACGTCTCCCGTGTGATGAACGTAGCATACTTCCGGAACAAGGGGGGTTCGCGATGCTTCTCGCCCCTGCCAACCGCTGTCCATGATAACGTGCGTGCCGTGAGATTCGAGGATCGCGACAGCCTTCTTCAGGACTTCGGAGTTAGTCATTGAGTATTCTCCCTCAAGTCATTGATGTCGGTACGGTTCTGGTGAACCACCTCCGCCAGTGTACCAACAGTGGTGCTCAACGTCACCACGAGCCCGTGGATCACGCTAACTTCGGCTCTTACAGTCTCGATGGCTTCCTTGGCTCCCGCAATCTCTCGACTCAACTTGTCGTGAGCGCTGCTGCCGTGATTCGGTGTGACCTCTGCTTTGATTTCTTGTAGTGTTCCCTCGACGCTCTCCAGTCTCCCGTCCATCGCGGAGACGGCTGTTTCCATCTTCTTGGTTCGGACTAACAGGCTGGGCCGGGCTTCGACCCCCTCACGTTCCTTCTCTCCCATGATGTCGTCGTAAATGTTCTGAACCTTTTGGGCGATGGGGTGCACTTTCAAGACTATCCTGATCGTTCCCCAGACCAACAGAACCACCAACAGAACCCCCAGAAGGGCAACAAGAATCCATCCGAAGGGGAGACTGTCCAGCCAATCTGGGGCGGGGGTGTCAATCATGGGCGAGAGCGGCTTTCACAAATTAGGTACAGGCCCTATTTTACCAAATCTCCCTTGAACCATGTTTTGCAATCCTGGCACTGCAAGCGATGGTAAGTACGTACATTGGTGTATTGCTTACCGCGCTTCTGAATATGCGTACTTCCGCAGTTGGGGCACCCTCCAGTGCGGTCCACCAAGCCCACATTGATCGCGTTGGCTCCGCTGAGCAAGGGTTTGTAAAGTTCGTACAGCGGGGGTAGCAGGGCCGTGTCGTGCTTGCAGTACCGCTTCATGGTTTGCCACGCTGAGCGCTTTGCTTCAGAGTCCACCCACGGGGCAATACAGTCCACCCACATCTGGAATCCTTGGTGGGGGAGTTTGCGCTCATTGAGGTACCGATTCACCTGGTACTGGAGCTTGCCGGAGATGTGCTTCATCTTTCGCTGCACTTGGAACAAGTCGATATGGCGCACATCGGGCGGAAGGTCGATGCCCTCCAACATGCACTCGGCCACCAGCCACGGCAAGTCGAAGGACTTCCCGTTGTAGGTGAGGATGGCATCAGCCTCAGCCACAAGGTCTCGCAGCCGGGTGAGCATGGAGATGCGTCCGTCCTCATACTCGGAGGCGAACATTACCTTCTTGCTGCCCACCCACTGAGCGGACCAGCAAATCATGCGGTCAGCTTCTACGATATGGTCAGGGCCGATGAAGGGTTTGAAGAGGGAGAAACTGTAGACTAATGCAGGCGCTGTCTCGATATCAAATGCAAGAAGCTTCACTTACTACTCCATTTGTTAAGGTAAGAAACCATTTTCCGAAGAAGATCAATGGATTCCCCCACCGACCCCAATACTTGATTACATCGCTGGCACAGCAGGCCACGAACACATTCTCCACAAGAGAGTCTACTGGGGCAACACTTGTGGTCATGATCTACTGCCAGTCTCTTATGCTCGTCTTGTCCTCCACAGATCGCACACACCCCCTCCTGTTCGGCCAAAGTGGCTCCGTACCACTCCGGGGGCACGCCGTAAGTCCGAGAGATTTTGGTGCCGTGAGACTGAACAGAGGCTTTTCGTCTTTCCTCTGCTCGACAACTTTTACACTCTGTTCGTAGCCCGTCAACTGCTCTTTGGCTGGACCCGAAGAACTCCTCTGTCTTCCATTCTCGGCAACGTACACATCGTTTGCGCCCCTGATCGTCTCTTCGGGTATAAGAATAACGCTCTGCTTGAGATCCGTACAGTGGTTGTAATGTACGACCTTGCTTCTGCTGCCAACGGTGGGCAGAGCAAAGCCCATAACTTACAGAGTAATTGCGACACCCCTCGAAATTACAGGGGGTTTCTCCCGCTCTGATTGTGGCTCTCCGAGCGGGGCGAAAAGGCTCACCACGTCTGAATTGTAGATAGTGCGCGTTGCAGAGTAGTCGTGTTTGGTTGATTGCCTTCCGACCGCATGGAACGCCGTCGAACACGAGGTGACACTGAGGAAGATCCATAAGTCTAGTGGGTTATACTCGGTGCGGTTTCGATGTCGAACGCCAGCAGTTTCAAGGGTGTGCCTCTCTGAGCAGATGAACTTGTACTACCTTACCACGGGGGTTCACCCTCGCGGTTTACCCGCCACAGACGGAACTTGGGAAGACCTAGACGGAACGTACTGCCCCGTTCGAGCACCGCGAACGACGTACCCGCCCTCAGCAGAAGAGATCCTCCCGAATGCCTTTGGTCGCTGCTCACGAACCGTCTCCGTCGTCAGCCATGAGCGGTCTGGGGGTGGCTTAGGCTCCCACTTAACCTCCGGGGTGCTGTTCACCAAGCCCCACTCGGCCAGCCTTCGCAGCAAGTAAGCGGCGCCGAGTAGGGCCAACCCGCAACATACCGAACGTCGAAGCGCGTCAGCGTTCATGGCTGAACCATGCTTTGCCACACCGGCACACATGCAGCCTCGATTGCAGGTATAGGCCCTCTACAGCCATGCTCTCGATGCTGTGCCGCAACACCCTCGAATGCCACCAATACCTCACCACTTCGTTACCTCCTCGTACTTCTGCTTGTTCAACGGAACCACACGGTACGCACTGTAAGGCTCGCGTTTAGCCCAAACAGGCCCGAACCCGTACGCCTCTTCGATAGTGGGGAATGCGTACTGGGGCACCCACTTCTCTCCGTTCCAGAGGTCCACTCGATAGCCGCTATACATCAGTCCTTCTCCAGCCAAGCAAAGCGGAAAGAGCGCCAAAGGTTTCGAATTACCAACACTGCACCGGCCACAGGCCAGACTGGGGCCATCCAAAGCCAACGAGCCCTCTTTCGAGGGTCATCGATGTAAAGCGACCCAACGACCCACCAAGCCATCGGGATAAACCACACTGGTATCAGCATCGGCCAGTATTCAGCCATTCTTCGCCGCCCTTACTGCTGCCAACCGCTTACCGGCTGCCGCACGGGCCTCAGGGCTCATGTTTCTGGTGCGCTTGGCCCCTTGTGCCGGATTCCACTTGTCCGCAGCAATCCGGACGTGCAGGTAACCGTCTGCTTCGTCCACCACCTCGAAAGCCGGGTTGGCCTTCAACTTAGTGATGTACTTCCGCTGGTAGGTGTGGATATGCACCCAATCGGAAGCATCGCTGGTGTTTACCGTGGTCTCGCGTTCCTCTGCGTCATACTGCACGGTACGCCTCCAGACTTGCAATCAGCGACTCACGGAACTCCCGGGCTGTGCAATCCTCCCATTTGTCCCAACCGTGCTGAACGTACTGCTTCGGCTTTTGCAGAGGCTGTCGATCAATCAGGTCACGGATTTCAACCAGAACCGTCTGCCGCTCGATTCGGCGTGCTTCTTGGATGAGGTCAGCCCCCACTACAACCGCAGTGGGTCGTGTTCTCGGCATCACTTCTTTTCCTTCAGTCGGGCTCGAAGGTCCATGATCTCAGCGTACATGTCCTCAACAGTCCACTGAAGCCTCGTCAGTTCGTCCATTTTCAATCCTCCCTTACAAACTCGATTTTGTCGTTTTCGTCCAACTTCAGCAGTACGTCATTATCGTCCAGGACGTACCACGTAATGTCCGGCACCAGTACACCTCGCAGCGGGGCCCCACCAGTATGCACGATCACCTCAGTGCCCTTGTCGGTGGCGTACAGCGCAGCCAACCCGTGCAAGTGGCGTCTCATCGGTGCTCCAGTACGCCATTGATCAGGTCATAACGCGGTGCCAGGCCCATGTCCTCCATCTGCTCATACAGTGCCAGCAGTTCGGCGTCGTGGTCCAGCATGGTGGTGTCCAGCAGCAGGCTCATCAGCTTCTCCGCAGTCATGCGGTCCATCCCGATATTCAGCATCTCAAACACGCTCCACATACCCGCAAGCGTTCGGGTAGTCCGTATTCGGGACATATTGCCCATCAGGGCATTTCACTCCGGCTTTCTCCAACGCATAGTAAGTACTGCGCAGCACGTCCCCTACGCCCTGATCCCACCAGAGCCCGAAGTTTACTGCCGCCATCAGGTCTTCGGCTTGCGTACCGGTCATGGTCAGCGTCACCTCAACCTCGCTCTTCGTCATCGTTGCCTTCATCAGCCCCTGCACTCCTTTGCGTAGTTGTTGTATGCATCCACATCCACGGTCTCCAGCAGTTGCTGGGCCGCGTCGAACTCCCGGGTCGCCGTGGCGTAGTCACCCTCCAGCGCATCTGTGGCCCCTTGTGCTGTCAGTGCTCCGGCCTGCGCCATCGCCGCTTGGTTCGTATCAGCTACATCCAGTGCAGCCACACAAGCCTGATGCTGCGTATCTGATACAAAGCTGGTGCACCCACCAAGCCCCAGTGCCAACAGGGCAACCCCTGTTGCAACCACTTTCCTCATCTCGATACCTCCTTAAGTAGTCTACGTTTTTCGACGTAACCCACGCTACCCTACCTTCCGGGTACGGGTCAAGTCACATTGAGCACATCTTGTACCTTGTTTACGTGGGTGGCCATTGCGGCACAACAGGCGGTACTTGCGACTCTCGTTCTCCTGTCGGGTCACTGGCTCCAGGTGGTCGGGGTTCACACGCCACCGGTTCTTGCAGCGGTGGTCCAGTTCCAAGCTAGTGTCAAAGCCATGCAGGGCGTGGTATCCGTACCGGTGGGCCTGCCAGACTCTTCCTTCCGCTTTGATCTGACCGTAGCCGTCGCGGTCCCGGTAGCCCAGCCACAACAGGCATCCGGTGGGCAGCAACAGGGTTTTGGCCCACCACCTATCGAGCGTGGTTGCGGGCATGTCGAAATGCATAGTCCACGGCCTGCCGCCAGAACCAGAATGATCCCAGCCACTCGCCCTCCGGGTCGTTCACCACCCAGAGCCCATAGTTGCCGTGGGGTCGGCGCACCGTGTACTTGTTCGGTGTCCACTCGATCACTCCAGCACTACAGGACTTCGGGAACCGGCAGCACTTCGGGTCGTACTCACCGCTGAAACAGCCGGACCACTGGGCCACGCATTCAGGGTCGCGCTTGTCGATCAGCACTAGCAGCCCCCTTCACAGGTCGTGTATCGGTCCAGGATTGCCCGTAAAGCCTCAGCGTTACCCATCGCGTCATCCACAGGGTTGTGGGTGTGTGGGGTCTGTCGCCAACGTTTCCAGCTTGTGGTGTCCTTCCACTTGCCGGAGAACCCGGCGTACAAGTCGCCGATACGCCGTGCCGTGTGCCCGAAGGGGTTCTCCACACCATTGCCATCGAGCCCTGCTGCCATCCACATGTAGTCGTAGGCAGGGTTGTCGCTCACCATACGGTAAGGTCCATCCCACTGCTCCAGCCACTGGAACAACGCCTCGTACACCCGCTTTTCCGGAACCGAGGTGTTCTCCCACCCAAGACCCGCAGCCTCCAAAAGCTTGTAGTGCGGATTGAACACCGCAGTGGCTGGGTCCGGGCACGCCGGGTTACCCACAGACGGCTTGGCGTCGTAGATCGTCCCGTGGAACCACGCCCGGCTCTCGAACTCGACTACTCCGAACTCGGTCATCTGTCCCGACACAGGGCTCGGGCCCCACGCCTCAACATCTACCAGGAAATACCTCATCGCTTCGCTAGCTTCCGAAGAGAGGTTGCAATGTCGAATAGCAGCACAGCCTGTGTTGCCCGGAGGCTGGTGTTAGCGGCATCCCACTTACCCAGTTCAGCCTGCTTACCGGCCCTGTCGAACGCTTCCTTTGCGGTCTCTATCAGGTCGGCCATCACACCATCCGGCTCTCGTAGCAGCCGATGGGCTCTCCGTCATCGGTGAACCCCACCAGCATCGGGCCGGTGTGCCCGTAACCAGCAAGGAACACCTGACATCTCTCATGCACCAGGTAGTCCCCGCCCTTGTAGCCGTGCATGGTGGTGCCCAACCGTCCCCGGATCATCGCAGCCAGTTGGTTGCCTGTCGTGTGGCCTTCGTCCTCCATCGCCACGTGCTCGTAGTACCCTCGGTAGCTGTCCAGCCATGGTTCGAGCCCGAACACCTTATCGGGATTGTTCTTCGCCTCTTCCAGCAATCGTCCAAGCGTGTACGGCGTATAAACCTTCACCATTTGCCTCCTTCGTCGTTGCTCTGGAGCGAGTCTACGCCCTTTAGAGAGGTGTTTTGCAGCGTACTCCAGAACTCGTTCTGGTTCCTCTTCCCGCCACTGGGCCCAGCTTTCGTCGGTCAGTATGTGCTCAACCCACTTGGGGTGTTCGGGCTTCAGGGGGCAGGGGTCTTCGCCATTCAAGCAGCGTTTACATACTGCTTCGTTACCTTCATCGCTGTCCCCAGAGTGGTCCTTACCACAACCGCAGTCTTCGTCGTGGTCCTCGGGGTAGTCGTAGTACAGGTGATCCCCGCAAAAGAACCTGCCGCAGCCGTCCAGCCCGCCACAGGCATAGGCCAGCCCCCGGTTGATTTCTTCAACACACCCCGGCTCCTCACAGTATGAGGGCACCCCATAACCTCTCCAGCGTCCGGTGTTCGCATCCCAACCGACAGCCCACCCCATCAGAACCGCTCCTCGGTGAACGGGTACACCTCAGCCTTGGTGAACACCACGTTCAGCGGGCCTTGTCGGTAAAAGTCGTTGTCACCCCACAACTTGCCCACCAATTCACCAATCGTCACGTCCGGGCCCACATCCAGGGCGAACGTGTGCACCTCGCCGTGGTCGCCATAGTTCTGCTCACGGGTCACCAGAGCACCGATGCAGGTGGTGGTGTGCCCCACCCCATTACAGGTACTGCATACCTGCCAGTTGGGCTCTTGGTCCCGGTAGTACCGGTTGGTGTTGACCTTGCCGTCCTCACAGCCGACATTCGCACACTTGTGCTTGAGTTCAATCATTCCATGTACCCCTTTCAAACCATTTCTGTCGTAATGTCGCCGCACTTCTTGCAGTGGGTGGTCAGCGTTTCTGTATCGTACCAACCGTTGTAACCGTACCGGATTCCACCGAATTTGGCAAACTTCCCGCACCCCGGACAATGCAAGTTGTAAGGATGTAATCGCCGCGATTCAGGTTTGTAATCGATATCAATCTGCATGAACCCCATCGTGTTCCCTCTTCATCTGAGTCCACAGGGCCTCAATAGCACCACAATCGCATAGAAAGGCTCCTTTTGTCACCGCATAGGAACATGCCGGGTCGTGTTCGCACTTCGGACTCAGGGCCCATGCGGTAGGAAAGTCAAGGTAGTCCATCATGCGTCCCTTTTCAGATGTGGAAATCGATGTGGACAACGGCACCTTCAAAACAACCTCCTTCAGTAGTAGTTACAAGGCAAGCCTACAGGGCGCGGTGGGTCCGCGTCAAGGGCTTGCAGCGGAAAATTTTCCGGGTTTCCGTGTGCAAAACGCTACCTAGTGGGTAGTATCCTGCTTTTCACAACCTCCCGGACACAATCTTCCCAACTAGCCGCAGTGGTCCGGTAGAGCACCTGTGCCGCCGCAATCAGTCATCGAAGTACCTCCGTCCGAACAGCGCCTCGAATGTGTAATGCTCCGGGTGGGCGAGCCTCTTCAACAACGTGTCGCCCTCCAAGAACATCACCTTGTCCTTGCCCTGGTGCCAGACGGTGTACCCGGGCCTCCACTGGCGCAACCGTGCCGGGCGGTAACCGTCGCGCCACACCTCAATCATCACTCGCAACATCATTCCCCTCCAACGCTTCAAGGATCACCACGGACAGCGCCCGGTAGTCGGTTGCCTCAAGGTCATCAGCCACCTTGCGGACTCGGGCGATGGCAGCCTCTGCTGCGGTGGCCCGGTTCAACCAGGGGTCCTGGTGAATGGTGCACGGAATCTCGTGCACATCAACCAAGTCCGGTCCGTGGTGGTCGCTTGGGCAACATTCGCAACAGCGGAACTTATTAGGCTGTGCGCTGGCTCTGATTGCGTTGATCTCAGCAAAGCTTCGCTCGACCTCAGCCTCTGCCGCCTTCACTCGCCCGATCAACTCTGCGATCCATGTGGGGGCGTTGGCGATCAGGTAGGCGTCCGACTCTCCCTCGTCCTTGCCTTGGTGAATGTCTTTGCAGATATAGACCACCCCCGGACCGGGGTCCGGCCTAACGACTGCGCAGTCCCAATCATCAATGTCGGTCTCCCACGGTCCCGGTGTTGCCGCCTTCAGTGCGGCCTCGATCACGGCCAGGTCAGTAGCCATTACCGGGCTTCCTCGATCTCTACTACAGAGCCGTCAATTACCTCGGACGAAGTGGGCTCGTAATCAGACCACTTCTCCGCTGCTTCTTCGGCGGTTTCCGCCTCAACGACGTACGTCTCCTTCACACGGCCCTCATACGTTACATGGAACAACATTGCACTCCTCCTTCTACTTGGCACTACACCATAGCCTACAGCAGGGTGGGGTCGGGGTCAAGGGGCGGAACGTAACAAAAATTGTGACGTTGGGCAATGCTGAACAGCCCTCTGCGAAAACGGGGGTTTGCCCGTAGGGGAGGGGCTATTGAATTGAGTATGCGATGGGGCCCCACCCCCTCCTGGGTCCTGGGCCGGTGGTGCCATAAATCCGGATCTTTCACCCCGACCCTGAAACATCCCCGTCATTGACCCCACGTTGCCCGCTGCGCGCCTGCCAGCCGGGCACCGGTACCGACACGCCTACCCACCCGTACCCCTTTCCTATCCCCCACTGCACACTGAAGTCCGGTTCCCCCCTATGGGCGCGCGTGGGGCGTTGGGTGGGAGAGCGCACCCTTTAGCGTGAGTTGGGGCTTGCACCCACCCTTGCGCAGGGCGTACCTTGTGGGTGAGGGGCAGATTGCCCCCGGGAAAGGGCATCATGTTCGAAGTCTTCAACTACCGAACCGGTCAGACGGTCACAACTGTTCCGTTCGCTTGGCTCGCCCGCATCGTGGTCCGTCTGTATGGCCGTGGGCATGACTACGCTGCACAGGGCGAAGGGTGGGTATGAACATGTCCCCGCTTGTCTGCCTTGACAGCGAACCTGAGAACATGACCCCCGCCCTTGCCTTGCGCTGCCATGCGCTGGCCGGTACGTGGAACGGATGGATTGCCCCTCTCGCCACCGCTGAAGCCTTTGCGACGTTCATTGATGCATGGCGGCGCAACGATCCTAACGGCGATTGGGGCTGGGTTTTCGAGCACACGAACCGCCACACCGGTGCCACTCGGCTGGTGCTGGAGGACGCCGAGGGGGCCGTTACTGACACCTTCGACGCCTACGGCACAGACGCCGAAGGGCGCACCCTGTACAACCTTTCCGGCTGGCGCTGGGTGGCCTGCCCCGCCAACAACTGAAGCAACTGTCGAAACCCGCTGTTGCGTAGGTTAGATCCCTACACCATGCGGGTCTGTAAGGGATGGCTACCCTTGCACCGATGAGACAAGCCACAGGAGGAAGACACCATGACCACGCTCTACGCACACCCCTACGCAAACACCTATTACGGTGGTTTGTGCGCCCCGCGAGACTTTCGGACCCGTGCCGAACTTACGGCCAAGGAAGGGCTCTACGCCACACCGCGAGCCAAGACCCGCAAGGGCGTGCTTGTGTGCGCCTACTGTGGACAGGAGTTGCTCACCACTACGGGCCTGTTCCATGTTGTGGCGTGGCGCGGTGACAACGGTTACACCGATGCGGACGTGCTTTTCAGCTACTCCCGGCGATCTGTTGCTGAGGCCAAGGCCTACGCTCTTGGCCCTGACTACGTTGTGCGGGCGTGGTGAGTAGCCATGCGTTACACCTGTACCGGTACCCTGCTGGGCGCTTCGTGCCCTTGGCGCAGCACGGTCATGCCGTGCCCTGTACACACCGCCGACGCTACCGCCACTATTGACGGTGTGCGCCTGTCGGTGCACCGCTTGCCCCACCCCGACACTGAAGGACGTACCCTTTACCGTTGGGCCGTGGGCGACACGGCACAGGGCGAAGACTTGCGCACCGGGGTGCGGTTGGACCACGGCCCGCAAGCCATGCTGGGCACGCTGGCGTCATTCTTGAGCGCTTGCGGTGAGTCTTACCCTGACGGGGAAAACGCAGACTTGTTCCCGCCTGCTGTCGCTCAGTGGGCCGCTGAGCACGCCGACGACCTCACCATGTTGTCTTATGAACTGGAGGGGGAGTGAGTCATGGGAAGACTAATACTGGCGGCACACCTGCCTAGCATTCGGGCCATTGTGGCCCCGCTCGACACCCCCGAGCGGCGGGAACGTTACCGGCGCGGCGACTTTCCCCGATCCGACGCAGTTAAGGACCTCGACAAGCGTTACCGCTGGGACCTGTGGTATGCGGCAGGGGTGAACTCTGTTGCCTATTACGCCTATCTGTGCGAGCAGGAACTGGCGTTCACCTCAGACTCTCAACTCGACAGCGCCCTACGGGCAGTTGTCCCCCCGCTGGAGGGTTGAACCAATGCGCTATACCGTGACCGCTTCGGTCAACCGCGCCGAACCTAACGGGTGGCAATCCGCCCGGCAGGTGCCCACCTTCGGCCTGCCCGACCTGGGCAATAGCCTACCCACTACGGCGAGCATTGCCCGGGACGTAATAGACCCCTACCATGCCTTAACCGTGCACGTAGCGATCTGGGACACCCTGACCAATACCGGCCATACGGCCACTTTCGAGAGGACAGGACAATGAGTGCAGAAGCGCTAGACGTTTGGTTGCGGTTCAATGACCCGGCCGACGAGATGGCAACCTACGAAGCCAATACTTACCGGGCCGACAGGGGTTATCGGGTGGAATGGTATCACAATGCCGTAGGGCAGGTGTCGTCTATGTGGTTCCCCACCTATAGAGCGGCATGTGCTTGGTTGACTGCTCAAGGGTTCGAAAACTACACGGCTTAGTTAGCGCTCGGGGTACTTGGGCACCCTACCCCTACCCAAGTACCCCCTACGGTGGTTAAGCTGCCAAAATCCACACTACTTAGGAGGTAGTTATGCAATACCCAACGCGCAAAGCCACGTCCGAAGGACGGGCCCAGACCCTGGCCCGGCGTGCTCAGCGCAACCTCAAGCACGGCGCGGTATTGGTGAACCGTTCCGGCCACGTCTCGAATAGGACGGTGCAGGCATGAACACTGACGCGGTGAACCGTAAGGTTGTGCATATGGCTATGGACCCGTCCGGCAAGGTCTGGTGCGGTGTGGTGAACCACCCTTACACCACGCTTGACCCGCACCGGGTGACGTGCCGAGACTGCCGCCGCCGTGGTCAAGGGGTGTGGGCATGAACCTGCCATGTTGTCACGGGCTGAACGGCCATACAATGGGGTGTCCTTTACGGAACCGACGTCCTACTTCGCCGTCACCCCTTGACCGTGCCCTAGCCTACCCCGGCCCCCCGGGACCCCGTAGGGCAATACGAGCATGACGCAGCGGGAGTTTCTGGAGGCTGTCGCGGTGGGGTGCTTGTGCGTGCTCGTGTTCATCCTAGCGCACCCCCTCGCGGAGTTGCTTTTCGGGTAGGCCCTCGTTCTCCCCTATAT